TAAAGAGCAAGTAGATTTTATGCTAGAAACTTACAGCGGGGCCGAAGACAAGCAACTCGTCATAGACGATATCGCTATAGCTCTAAGCAAGAGCCGTCGTTCGGTTATCGGAAAGTTATCAAGGCTTGGAGTCTATGAAAAGAAAGTGTATCTCACGAAACGAGGTGAAAACCCCGTAACGAAACAGGAGCTAGTACACTTACTAAGTACGAAAATGAAGCTAGAATTAGAAAAGTTAGAAGGGCTTGACAAAGCCCCGAAAGAAGTTCTAAGGTATATGCTAGAATCTTCGTGCTAATAAAATGTTAGAGATAATATGTGTTGCCCTAGCGGTTTACTTCGAAGCCCGAGGTGAATCGCTAGAAGGCCAACGTGCCGTAGCTTCTGTGGTGTGGAATCGTCGCAATGACGAGAGATGGCCCAACCATACCTGTGAAGTAGTAGCTCAGAAAGGTCAGTTTGAAAGCTGGCCTCTCATTAAATCTGAATTTCCTAGACTCTATGGAGCGGAATATTTAGACCTCCCACCAAACGAGAGTATGAAAATCGCTCTTGCCCATGCGTCATATACAGCAGAGACGCCAACCACACCAGCATTGTTTTTCGCTACACCCAACCTATTAAACTACAAAGAGCTAGAAATAATAGGAAATCACGTTTTTTATACCACACACGACTAGAACAGGTTTTTCCACTCCAGCGGGGCCGGGGCACATCTATCGACTAGAGGAAATCCTTCCTTGGACGTAAAAATCAGTACAAATCTTCCTTAAATTTACAGTAATCTCTTAGTTTTCCAGTAAAAAGGGAGTGTAAATTTAATGAATATAACTCGACCCTTAAACTTAAAAGACCGCATAGCCTACTTGGTTGAAGTAGAAACATGCGGTCTTCTTGTATATTGATTTACAAAAATTGCTTACAAATGAAGCATAAGTGTTTACGTAATCTCTCGATAAACTCTTCTAAATATCTTTCGTAGTATTACTCTCCCGCCCCAGACTGCTTTCGCGCTAGGGGCGGAGGTAATAATCAAACGATATAAGAAGAACCTTCGAGATTACGTTTGGAGATGAAGAAGTTGTTGTATTGGCTTCTGCGCGGTCTCATCATGCTTCACATAATATTTAATTATAATAGCAGACAGATAACAAAATGTCAAGATCTTTTTTTCTCATCTATAAGGGATTGCTGCACAGCCTTGAGAAATTCATCAAAGCCTTTTTCGTCCTCCAACATAAGTGCGATTGCTAAATCTTTTTCTTTGCGTGCTTCTTTAATTTTATCAGAAAAAGAAAGCCCCACTACTGCGGGGCCTCATCGTACGTCTCTCTTGCTAACTCATTCGCTAAGTCACTCTGTTCCTTACTAGCGGGAGGAACGAAGAACACACCTTTCGGAAGCCTTCCAGTGTCGTCCCAAACATACCAAGCATAGTCAGTCGCATCAGTTCCTCGCCCCGTGAAGGACGGTCGCTTCGACAATACATGCAATGCCGTAGGAGTATTCTCCTTCCACCACTCATGACGCCCAATACTACCAAGAAAGTTAATTCTTAGTAGCATGAGGCAAGTATTACTATGTGCTAGTGAATGATCGATAAACTCCTTAGCGATACTAAAGGGAGGATTTGTAAGAATCAGATCCGTACCTTCATTCCATTCGAAGAAATCTTTATCCTCAGTAATCTCACTATAGGTGCAGGTTAAACCGCACTCCTCTTCGAGAAAGTACTGAATGCGACCATCTCCTCGACAAGGCTCGTGAGCGTTCTCGAAGAGTGACCAATCTATTTCTAGATTCTCATAACACCACGGCGGTGTTGCGTAAAAGTCAGTCGGGTTAAGCCGCAGCCCTGTTTTTTGTCTTGACATTATCTATAGTTCCTCTCTTTGTAGGTTTTCCTCATGCTAATATTGCTTTTGCTTTTTGTGCTCTAGGAGGATACACTCCAAAAAATAAATAATGAGAGGCAGGTCTAGAAATATATAAGGATCTAGTTTTTTTAGCTTCTCCACCTTTCCCTTGAGTTTTAGAAACCCATATTTCTGTGTCTTTTTGTGAACAATTCATTGGGCCTTTTGAAATGATCCAATCTACTTCTTTGTCAAAATATTCTTTAAATATAGGATTTTCTTCTAGTATTCTAAGAATTTTACAATATACAATTTGACCTGCTAAATTTCGACCTACAACTAATATGTTTTCTAGTTTCTTTTTAATATAGTCCTTTTCCCATGTGCTACAAATCCTAAAGTCTTCTTTTACCTGACCTTTTTCATTAAGAGAAAAAGTTTTTAATTCACCATCTTCAAAGTCTAACTGCTTAGTACCAGGCTTAATACCTAAAATCTTTTCTAAAGCCATACCGTTAGCTCCTTTGTTTTTCTGAGTACTTTCTGCTAAGACGCACTCTGCACTATGTACGTAGGGGGTTATCAAATTATATGCTTCTTCAGTTTTCATTATAAGTCACTTTTTTAGTAAGTTTGAACATATATTATACACGGATCGAGGATCCGTGTCAAGAATTATTTTTCTTCAGGTACAAAAAACCCCACTACTGCGGGGCCTTTTGGTTCTTGCGAGTATACTTAGTTTTATCTCGATACACTTTTGGCTTGTTAAACTTCCAAGCGTGTTTCGCCACGGGGTTTATGCGTCCATCCATAACTCTACTCCCCAGCTCCAAGTAAGCCATGCGAAGATGAAACCATAGTCATTCGTCATCATGTCCTGGCTATGGTAGAGTGCGAAACTGGGAAGAACATGAAAGAGTCCTTCAGCTCGCCAAGTGTTTTGCACAGATTGTTGAATTTGCATAGTTCCCCCTTAATTTCCATATATTATACGCCCTTGACATCTCCATGTCAAGAATTATTTTTAGCTAAACACATTTCTTCGAATGACGATAACAGGTACCGCCCTTATAGGCACTGGCGCTGCTTTTCGTATTGTTACTTGGATATGATTAGTTACATGACTCATGAGTTTTTACCCGAGTAAGCATTCGCTCCGAAGAAGGCCGCAACTAACGCACTAATTGCGATAAAGTATGTGGGTGCGATATCTCCAATGATACCCGCAGCTGTATCAAGCCCGAAGAGGCTAGTACAGAAGATACCGAAAGGATAGAGTAGCATTCCGAAGAGTGCAAACCATGTCATCTTTCTCATGGCATCACGCTGCGCATCTTCGTCTTCTAGTTTCTTTCGTTTAAATTCGAGGTGCATCATAAGCTCTTCGTCGCTTACATGACCGTCCCCATTTACGTCAGCTGGATGATGTTCACTCATTTATTTCTCCGTTTTCAGAAGAGTGTATACTCCCCATGCTAGGCCGACATACGCGGCAATCTTGGCTAAGCCTCCAAACAGTATAAAAGCTCCACAAATTCCAATTAACATCACACCATCTAAAGATGTGCGTTCTCCCATGAGTTTTCCAACGTATTTCATAGTTTCTTCTCCTCTAGCGGGCAGTTTGTAGATTTCATATCCGTGCCCATCATGCTGACCCAATGAAGTTCAGCGATAATTTTATTATACCACATTCTGTCGTATTGATCATGGCACTTCGCAGCCTCTTCCGTCAACTGAGAAATGCGAACGTCGATATACTTGAGCATTTTAGATGTGTGTGCCACGTTTCTTATGTCCATTCCATGCGACGAAACCTGCAGCCGCAAGTGCCCAGTACGCCAAGTAGTTCAAAAACTTGAATCCGTTAACTTCGATACAAATGTCACGAAACAACTTATCCGCCTGTGATTGAGTCATCTTCTCCGTGTTATTTCCAGCTTTCGTCATTAGACAAGCATATTTGTAGATGTAATCATGTACAAGACCGCCCATCAACAATACACCCGTAGGTGAGAGCCACATTGCCAAAAACTTGGGCACGCTGGCCCCATCAAATTCAAAACCTTTGGGAATCACGTACTCTACTCCGCCCAGTTTAAAATGAAAGTCGTCACAAATTTCCCACTGACGAACACCCATTAACCAGTGCCAAATACCCTTAAAAAAGCCTTTGTCTTTCGTTGCAATCGGAAGAGGCTTCATGTGAGGCATTTCAGCATACTCAAAGCCTACACGATCTTCCCCTTGACCATCAAATTTACTAAAGATAAAACCAATTCCTACAAGCACTACAAATACTACCCACTGCCAAAATGTCATGGCAAGTTCCATCGCTGTCTCAATCATAATTATCCTCCGCTATATTCATTATAGCGCTCTTGTTCAGTAACACTTCTTGACCGTTTGGCTGTAAGTATTTTATGAACTTATTTTCATTATTCATTATCCAATGTAAGGCTTCTTTCGGTGGCATTGTTAGTGCTTCTTCACCGAGTAAAGACCCGTAGATAGTATTTCCACTTATAGTGACTATTCGTACTTTCATAAGAAGATCATACCTCCTATCAGTCCGACAATTAAGCCGAACGTACAAAAAACTACTAATTTTTTAGTGTAGCTCATTCAGTTCCCCCTGCTGAGACTAGTTTTTTACTCCCTCCCTGAACCTCCTGACGCTGTAGGTTCTAGCTTATCAAAATCAAATGATGCTAGTGGATTATCTAGTACTGCTTGTATTTTCATGTTCAGTCTATCTTCCAGAGCATTGATTTTAATTTCCGTATCTGTTTGTAAACTCTCCCTTTTGTTATCAAAGCGCTCATCTGCTTTGTCAATCATGTCTTTTACTTTGTCTTCTAGTTCTCTATTCTGATCTTCAACTCTATCAACATTTGCTTCCATACGATTGAAGTCATCTCGTAAATCATTCTTGATGCTTCGTGAGTAGTCTATTGCTTCATCAACAGATCCTTGAGCCGCAGCAATTTTTTGTTCTATAATTTTATTGCGGTTCTCTATCTGCGTGGTGTCAATGTTAGCCACAATTTCTTTCATGTCCATGTAGTCAGCATAGAATTCAAAGGCACCCCAACTTGCTCCACCTAACGTAGAGAGAGCAGTGAGAAGAACCATCATCTTACCACCTTTAAATGTCATGCCCCCAAACTCTACTTCTGCCATTATTTTTTCCAGAACTTACCTTGAATGAGTTTCTTTACTACAACTAGAGGGTTATAGTAAAATTTATATTCCCACTTATACTGTGCGTAATCTTTTTCATATATGCTACGCGGAGTCCACTCTTTCTTCCAGTTGTCGACCAATAATCCTTCGTATTCTAGTACTGCATGACCACCATCCACATAACTAATAAAGCAAATCTTAATCTTTTTTGTGAGAATCATCCAAAGAAACTTCATACGACTCTGCCCTGCAAGCATCCAGCCTACAGTAAGTGCATAATCTTCACAATCTCCTTGGTCTTTATCCTGACTCATATCAAGTACACGCCAATAGTCAGCAACTTGATACTGATCACTATCGTACTGATATTCAAATACGTTGTTTACTTTAGCAACCGCTTCTACTTTATCCATCATCGTCCTCGAATTTTAATGCTCTTAGGTTATTTACCTCTTGCTGTAATTTTTGTAGTTCTATTCTCTGTCTTGTCAGCTCCAATTTATAAAGCTGATTACAATCTAATCTCGTTTTCGGTGCATTGAGTGGTATGATAATCTTCGCATACACTCCAACATCTTTTACTAAACCTTCCTCATCGTAGTCTTCTGAGTAGCTCCCTATATTGCTAGTGTAGGGCCCATTCTGATTTAGAACTCCGACTACACCAAACTCTAAATTCACGCTTCCGCCAATCGCCATGGAACACTCGACGTTGCCATTTGTTCTTATTCTATCACTCGCATAAGAACCCGGAGTGCTAGGTAAATTTAAATTCAAAGAACTAGAGTCCGCCATTGCGTAAGCTGACACTAGCATTAATAATATAAATCTCATTTAACTTTTGAACAAATCCTAGAAGATACGGATGTTTTTGCTGTACCTGTTACAACCAATTTTGATTTTGAACAGATGAAAACCACTTCTTCCTTGTCCTTCTCCCTTATGTAAATGTCAACCTTCTTTTTTTCAAGGTGTTTGAAACGCATAACTTTCTGCTGCATAGCAAAGGGTACTTTCTCCCACTCCGCATTAAAAACACCAAACTCATAATACTCTACATCTTTTCGCATATTGAAAAGGGTCATTGTAGTATATAATACACCCTCAACGTAAGAATTTTTCAACTTTGGATAAGTTGGGGTGAATTCATGGGCACTTGCGTACCCACTCATCACCAGTAATAAAATTAGATAGCGATGCATTCAGCACTTACTATCGCACGATATACGCCGCCAGGAAATGCTTTGCCGTAGCCATAATCTGCTTGTGATTCTGTTTTGAACCAGGTGCTACCAGCAACGGTCAAACTGAATTCAGTAACATTATCAAACTCAACCTTTGCTGCGTCATACCCAGACATGCCAGTATCTGATACTTGAGATGTAGCAACGTCGCCCGTCCATACTACAGTGTCATTCAATGTAGGTGATTCCGAAAAGGATGTAGGATACGAAATCCTAGCTTTATAGCTGCTCGCTTCAATTACGTCAAATCGAACGACAGGATCAACTCCACCGTCCGTAGGATCAGTGCTTAACACATCTGATGTTGGGTTACCAAATACACCTGCGGTATCAGGAGTTACTACACATTTCGAAGCAACATTCCCTACTACTTCCATTTCCTCCGCTTGCGCACTAAAGGCGCAAAATAGTAAAATAACTAATTTTTTCATAATAGAGTTCCCCCTCTATACTCTGTCAATCATACTGCGATTGAACCATTTTTTGGTGCAAAAGTTGCTGCGCAAAGTTTACACGGCGACCATTTGCATTGTCAGGTAGGTCAGAATCTTTCAGCATCTCTGCATCCGGATACTCTCCCCCTTTTATTTGCCCAAAGTAACCTCTAGGCAAATAATTCGTTGACACTAATGCGTTATGCAATAATGTATCTTGTGCTTCTTGTAGGCTTGCTCCGAGGGATAAACCTAACATCTTCTCTAAACTATCTCTTACTTTCTCTTCAGTGGCTTTAGCAAATTTCTCTCGTTCTTCCTTCTCTTCTTCCTCTTTCTGTGCTTTCATGTTCGTTTCACGATCTAACTCTGCCTGAATATACTCTTCACTCGAGGTATCTATTTCAGGCTCTTGAATTAGCGTGAGCGGGTCAATATAACCTGGGCATTCTGGGTCCGACTGAGGATTATCACACGGAACATACTGATATGTGTAATAAACCTCTGGATCTAAAACTGTTCCGAAGCCTTCCACTTCGATAGAACCATCACCCCAAAAATCAATTCCTATACCCCCTACAGGAATTGTTTTGTTAATCGTATTGCCTGGCAAACCTGACCAGTCGTCTGTGCTTCTAAAGATATATCCGTTTCCTTGAGCATTCTCATTTTGAACGTGAACCAACATATCATCTTCTGGGTCTTTCTCAGTGGTATATCTATAGATTACATTGTTTACGGTCAATCCTGTCGCTTGTGGTAAGATATTAGACATGACCCAATTCAACCCAATATTCGCGGCGTTGGTGGTTGTTCCGTATACCTCTTCGCTAGAGTACGAGTAAGAGCAGTAGGCTAACAACACCGGCACTACCCATGAGTGTCTTAGTACCATCACCGAGTCCTTTTTCCTTTTCTTCCGTCGTTTCATCCACGGACGGTTCCAGTTCCTCATTTGCTGCCCAAGCTGCTTTTGCTTCATTGCCAATCAAACCTTCGAAAGGACAAGGAGTTCCAGCCATTAGCATTGCGTCGAATACTCGTTCATCCTGACACAGTGTAGATACTGCTGCAACTTTCATTCCCATATCATACAGAGTTTTCGAAAGTTTTAACCGCTCACAGTTTGAATCAGTTATCTGAGAACCCATAGAGATACCCAGAATCTGCGTCTGAACAGCCCCCGCAACTCCAAAAGTACACAAATCGCTGTTTGAAGTGTTGATAGTAGGCGTAATAGCAGACGCAGGAGGGGCTCTTAAAGTTGTTGATGTATCTGATCTTGTAGTAACCGTACTATTAGTAGTAGAGTCAGTACGAATAGTATTGTCCTCAATAATCGGGGCTTCTTCCGCAAATACGGGGAAGGCTAGTAGTAACAGTAAAATTCTTATCATTTATTGGTCTCTTAAATAGTTATGTAAAACTATATCAAAATTAATAGTACAAATACTGTTTCCGCTACTGCCTGTAGCACGAAAATCAATATCAGTTCGTGGGGGTAATTCCAACGGTACACTAAATTCTTGTCTCTGAACGCTTTGATAGATATCCATCTCACTTTTTATACGAAAAGCCCCTGTAGCTTTTTCTCTTACATAAAGCTCTATAAGAGCATCATCTAGTTTACCTACGCCAGCCGTATACGAGACCAAATAGCCAATACACCCTTCAGGAACTGTATAAACCCCTAACAATGTTTGAGCTTTACCCACTGGAATTTGTGCAACGACTGTTCCTGCGTGGCTTACCGTCTTCGCGGAAATAACCCCAGTATTTGTCTCGCTATAAGTCATTCTATAAACCCTGCGAAAAGTGAGGGTAGTAGCAACTTCAGAAGGGCTTCCACCCAGATCCACAGTTTCTTTTTGTGTCTTCCAACTTGCTCCCAGACCTTCTATAGTAATATTTCCACCATCCGCTGCATCAGAACTAGAAACATAAATTATTTCGGGATTAGTTAAAGCGCTCCATGGATATAGACCTCCGGCAGACCAAATACTTTCCGCAGATCCTCCTATTGCCGAATTCGATCCAAACTTATGAACATGAGTCCAAAATTTCCCATCAGTTCGTTTTTTAGTAGCAGAGAAACCGTTTATTCCTAGTATCATTACCATTTCACCTTATTGGCCCAGTACGCTGCGGACAACTTCCCTCTGGCGATGTTAGCTGCATGACGGGCTTTAAATGAACGACGACGAGCAGCAGCTGCCTTGGACTCACCCGCTTTCTTGGGAGAACCTGAGACACCTTGCTGACCGAATCGAATTGTTTTTACCTTGCCGCCAGCTTTTGCTACGACAACATGGGATTTTTTGGGATGCTTGGGAGTTCTTTTTGGTTTATTGAAACCAGAAACTCCTGCTCTTTTAAGGCGGGGATCTTTCTTTCTAACGCTTCTTCGTTTTTTTGCTGCCACTTTTCTTTCTCTTCTTCTTAAACCCTGCTTTCATCAGGGAATAAGCTTTGGGCGAGATAGTAGACTTTTTCTTCGTTCTACTAGTACCCTTCTTTTTTCGGCGGTTTATATTTGCATACAATCCACGAGCAGCCATTATTTACGTTTCTTCTTTGATTTTTTCTTTTTCTTCATGTTCTTCATGAAAGACATTGGCAGCTTTTGCTTACCTTTTTTGGCGGGACGACCTCTTTTTTTACCGTAAGTACCTTTTCCTGCTGGCATGTATAAACTCCGTTTATAAAGCTCTGCGCAACCATTGGCGCAATACATTTACCACATTTTGAACCCACCTTATCAATAAGGGACGGGTCTCTTTCTAAGTCTTTAGTTGATATATTATTGCAAATACATACATACATAAAGACCTCTAAAATAGGCGGGGGCGCGTTACGCTTTAAGGCTGATTGCTCACCCCCAGGTGTTCGATGAGGTGTAGTGCTTCTTCGGGGAAGTCTTATCTACTCCATGACAGTTTGCCTCATCTCAGAAATAGTGGCCTTTTATTATCAGGAAAAAAGCCTTAAAACCTACACCCGGATTAGATCCTTTTGATTAACGTGGCGTGCATACACGGAGATGGTCTACGAGTTCTCTTCTCGGCAGGGGTTTATGTTTTAACGTCGTCTCTAGCCTGAAAGACTCGACGTGCCCATAGGAATCGGTACCAGTTTATGGGGCAACGGGGTCATTAGCTCCCCAAGGGCAGTTTATATCCGCATCGGACTGCCTGCCGAAGAGTCACTTATCGTAGCAACTACGCCGTCTAACTAGGAGGAAGTTAGAATCCTCCACTCATTTACGCCTGAGGGGTATGGGCGATACTCCAAATAACTAGGGGGTATCTCTAGTGGATTTTTAAAGAGCTTCCTCTCTTTTATGAATACAATTATAACGGTAAATAGGTTAAGTGTCAAGAACTATTTTTTATTAACTGTCGAAAAAATCATCATAATTTGGGTAAGGTATCTCAAACTCAAACATTTCTCCAATATCATTTGTTACGGTATAAGTAAAAGTAGCAGTGTCAAAACTGTCATTTACTACTACAGAGATTGCTCTCTGTTTAGCTTTCTTATACTTTGCGAAATCAATAATATTAGAAGTAGTCTTCATCAGTTCCGAATCCTGCGGAGGCTAATGCGTCTCCGTCCCAATCAAATAAATCATTGTCTCCATCATTGTAACCTTCTTCAATACGAATTTCGTTTACAATAACTTGTTGGACTAACTCCCACGCATAATCTGCGCTAATTGAAAGCTGAACAGAAATTTCTGCTGCCATCTCTTCAGGTTCTTCGTCCCACATTGCTAAAACAATGCTTTCTGCTTCCTGATACAACCTATCCATCATCATACTTGTTTCTCTTTGTAATCCTTTATCGCAGCTTTTATAGCATCTTCTGCTAATACGCTACAATGAATCTTAACAGGTGGAAGTGCAAGTTCATTAGCTAAGTCCGTATTTTTTATATTACCCGCCTCTTCTAAGCTCTTACCCTTTACCCACTCACTTAATAGTGAGCTGGAAGCAATAGCGCTTCCACACCCATAAGTTTTAAATTTAGCGTCTAAGATAATATTATCTTCTACGTCTATCTGTAGAACCATTACGTCACCGCACGAAGGCGCACCCACTAAGCCCGTGCCAACAGTCTGGGAATCTTTGTCGAGTTTTCCCACATTCCGTGGGTTTTCATAATGATCCATAACCTGTTCGCTGTATGCCACTTAGTCCTCTCCTTCTCGAAGGTTTAACTCTTTCAAGTATTCGCCTCCCTCTACGGTGGTTTCGTGTGCTCTTTCCCACCTTTTAATATTTTCTCGTATTCCATAGCACATTACAGAGTTAACATTACGAAAAGCAAAATCATCCAACTCTTTCATTTCCTCTCTACTGAGCTGTGCTAACTTTTTATCGTAGTTCAGCTCAATAAATTCAAGGCACACCATAACAAGCTTATCTTGTATATGTCTTTCCTTGGCTCTAAATAGCGGTGTATGAATCACTTACCAATATCCTTAATGTTATCTTTGCCAATTACCATGTAACCACCTTTATTATAGGCGATTGCTACAGTATAATTCTTACTTTCCTCCCGCTTGTACGAAACATCCGCTGGTGGCTTATACTTCGTCATAGGAGCAGAAGGATAGTATTTATCCTCTCGACCTACTAACAAAGGCTTGGAAGCGGGGCGAAACACTGGTTCGGTCTTCCGAGTCCTTTTCACACTACGCTTCCTACCTGAGTAAGAATAATCAATACTTCCTGAAATTATCATAGTTTTCCCTCTTTTGAAATATAATTATACTGGCAAAGAGGATTCTTGTCAAGAATTATTTTCCTGATGTAGTGCTTTTAATACTTCTGCCCACTGTTCCTCTGTAACACCTGCGTGATGGCCCGGAGCTGTTACCTTTTTCCATACTGGAAGTTCGCCCGACGGGGCTGTATTCACATAGCCGTCAGACGTTATCTTGAGTTCTTCTCCTTCTCGCCCACGTTCTTCGTTACCGTCTGCATTCAGTTCGGTTAACGCCTGCTGAAGTAGTCTATAGTTCGGATTCGACATGTGCAATCACCAGATCAAAAGCTTCTTGTAAGTCGTAAAGCTCTTCTTCTGCGGAAGGGTCAGTACCCTCAGCGCAAACTGCTTCTAGTTTTATAGCGACCATTGTTCGACGTTCAAACAACTCATCTGTAAATTCATCATTTACAGACATTTCACAAGCCTTGAAAAACTTACGCAGTTTATGTCGTACATCAGCGTCATTCTTACTATCAAAGTCAAAAGAGATAGACTCATCGTTATGGTCTCGATCTCTCATACTAAAATTAAAATTTCTCATAGCGCTACTCCTCGTTTTGCTAGTTCGTTTCGTGCCTTCGCACGGGTTTTCCTTTCACCCCGACGTAAATCAGAGTCAGATTTTGTGCACAGTTCTACAAGCTCTGAAGTTTTCACTCCCGCAATTGGGAATACTTTCTTCGTCTTTACTTTCGTAGCTCGATCCACAACAATTTCATTAGGCTTGAATTTTACTGACATTTTATATTTTTCCTTTGTTTCTTTTAAGATGTGCATATTATACGGGCTAAAGCTTCTTGTGTCAAATACTATTTACTTCTTTGAAACGTAGAATTTTCCAAGTTGATCTTCACCATCATAATCAAAAAACTCTATTGAAAAATAATTCTGAATTTTTTTATGCCACCATTCTACAGGTTTGATAATTAAATGAGCATTTCTTCCGTCGGGTAACTTTTTTATCGCAGGTCTACAGGAAATACAAAAATATCCTTTATCTAAAGTTACTCTTACCAAATCTTCTAGTACATTTTGTAGGTACAGAGGCTCTATATGTTCCAGAACATCTAAACATATAACAAACTCTTTAGGGATATTATTATTTTCTTTAGACAGAATCCCAGGGTCGTACTCAGTAATTTCAAAGGAAATGCTATCATCTCTTTCTAATAATTTTCTTTGGAAAGATCCTTTTCCAGAACCATAATCTAGTATTTCTTTTACTGGTGTGTCTTTTAATAAAGACAAAACCTCATCAATTCTAGCATAAGGGCAGGAGCCCCAACCTTGATCAGTATTGTGTAAGGTTTTAAGTTGTTGTTCATACTCTGGAGAGTAAAGAGTTATAGAAGTATCTTGTACTTCTCTTTCTACAGAAGGTGCTATTGCAACTAACTTATCAGGAACTTTTTCAGTATTTCCCTTATAATTTATCTCTAGATCGATTAAGAGTTCGGCATAGTGAATAACTTTTCGCAAGTCATCAATACCACCCTTATCACGCCAGCGAGTAATATACTTTACTATACAACCTTCAGAGAAAGTAAGTCCATTTCTCTCCGCAAACTCCGTAGGTTGAATAGCATACTTCTTATAGTGGTCTCCACCAATCTGCCTGTCCCACGCGCTCATACATTCCACTCCTTTTGTTCTTCAATAGCCATTTGACACATTTGTATGTAGTCTTTATCCGCTTCATCTAATATAGACCAAAACCTACTTACTTCGAGAGTAAGATCGTAGGCCGCTTCTTCATTCTCCAGGTGTTGATTGCTTTCCATCATCTCCTGGAGCTTGTCCATTCTGTGATTGATTTTCTGTTTCAGTCTCATAAGTAGTGGCCTTTTTATAGTATAGAATAATTTCTTTTGTTTCTTTAAAGTATCTGCGCAACTCTTGTAAATTTTCGGACATCTTCTCGTACCCGTCTGGCGTCAGAGCAAATACTACAAACTGTCCATCAAGCATCTTTTCAATCTCTGCTCGTTTCTCCTGATAGTTTTCTTCAGTTATTATCCAGAAGTTAACATCGAGCATGTCTATTTCACGAGGCAGAGGCGGCTGATAAATACGAATAGGAACTGTCTCTATTTTAGTAATTACAACAGGCTCCGGCATTACATATGGTGGTGGCATGTCTTTACCACCAAACCAAGAACATCCACTAACAAGTAGTAATGATGCTATACTAATCGTCCGCATTTTCAACCTCCTTTGACTCTTCCTCTATTGTTCTAAAGATACCTGCGGTGGCTTTATTTACTCTTTTTTCAATTAAGCCAGGCTTTGCTCTTGCGAGGCGAGTAAGATTGTGGTCTTTAAATACTTTCATAAACCTAGACTTCTCCGCTTGTAAAGAGGCTGTTACAGCAGTGAGTTCAGTTACCTGAGCCTGCTGTTCCTCTCTTCGAGCCTCTAGTTCCGCGACCTTCGTCGCATTGTTTTCGGCCGCTGCCTGTAATACATTGTTGTTCTCTTTTAGAGTACGATTATTAGCTTCTAACTGAATGACCGCATTCTCTAACTTTGCAACAGTGACTTGGTGATACGCGTATGCACCACCAGCAGCTCCGACTATACCTAGAACAAGTATGAGTTTAAGATACATTTTCTAGTCGTACCATGAGGCGTTCCGCACGATTCGTCACTTGCTTATGCCAGCGAGAGTCTCGTCCTTCGACAGCAGCCTTCGGCCAATCGCCTTCCTCTAGTGCAGCGCAGAAGTTCTTAAACTTTGACAAACGAGGACGCCCCATATTGAACATCATGTTTACCACAATTTCTTGAACTTCTCCAGGAAAGTCATGCCATTTGGGGCCAAAAAGAACTTCGCACTCATCAATAGATGTGTCCAGATCTTTCTCAAACGCTTCCCAAACTCGCTCCTCTGATACCGACGTACCCAAGGGCGAACCAAATTCCGAATCGCTCTCAATAACAAGATGACCAACACCAAAAGTAGCCAGGCCAAGATGGTCATTATAGATTTCATACTTGACACCTTCGTCCTCCTTTAATTGCTCAAACACTTCTTCTCTATTCATTTATACTCCATTTTTTAATGGTAGACTTTTCAATGTCTTCCCATTCTCTTGCTTCTACATCATAAGCAATAAGTTTGTTTGACAAGAGACTAAAATTTACTTTAAATATAGTTTTTAATGTATATGTTTTTGTAATCTCTTTTCCGCTGTTTAAACTTTCATACGTTATATCGACATTGCCTTTTCTCAATGCCTCAACAAGTTTCACAAATCTGCTTCCTTTACAAAGATGCCATCAACCATCTTTCCTTTGCGGTCTTTAATGTCAATCCACGCAGTCTCTAGACAATCCATCATAGAGTATCCATTACGTTCCATAATATTAATAAGCACAACCATAATATCGCCAATGTCGTCTTTCATGTCTCTGCCCTTACACATATTGTCTGACAGTTCCCCACACTCTTGAATCAACTTACAGAACTGATCTTTATCGGTACTACCATCAATCAAATTGCGGTCTCTATGCCAGATTCGTATGCGCTCTTGCATAACATCACTGTTTCCTCTTGACTCTCCATTCCAAACATCATTCATAAGTAAGGATTTCCTTGATACATTTCAGGGTGTTTGACAAGCATCATACTGCTTTGCCAGTTAGTATATAACAATCCAGCTAGAATTGCTATAGTTAAAATTGTATTTCTAATACGTTTCATGAGTCTCCCCAGACGTCTCCACCGTTTTGGCAGAGAATCTCTTTGCAGGCTACTGCAATTTCTGAACACTCTTTTTGAGTGCCGTTCCCACCTCGTAGGTCGCAGAAGTGCATCCACGAACGAAGTGTACCAGTCATATATAATCGAGAATGAGTGTTACCCTCGGGCAATACTGCCCTCGCCTGTTCTTTTGCAATACCCATACTTATAGCCCATTTGTAGGCTTCAGTAGAGACATCGATTACTTCTCTCTGTTTAGCGTGCCAAGCAATTTCCAGCCCATCATTATCCGCAGGAATACTATTCTGTCGGTTACGCGGGTCTTGCAGCCTAGCCTCTCTAGTAGAGAAATCTAATGCTTGAGTAGGGTCTGCATAGCGTTGACTAAATTCCTGAAAACTAAAAGAGCGATGCCGCAGAATCTGGCGAGCAATGTCTCTCGTAGTCTCGATTTCAATGCAAGCACTTGCCATTTCGAATGGGCTGAAGTGTGCTTCTTTTTTAAGGTACTTCAACAACTTCGGTGCTGTTCTCTCGTTGTCTTGATTTGCAGGATTACTAACTCTCGCACAATAGGCGATGACTTTCATGGCTTCGGGGGTAATCCAAACTAGGTTTACTTTCATACAATCTCCTCTGATTAAGTGTATATTATACGATGTTAAGGCTTTTATGTCAAGAATTATTTAGCCGATGGTAGTTGAGCAAAAAAGTTTCTTGACACAATTTGGTGTAGGTGATATAATATACCCTGAAATTGATACCAGTCTAACTGTGTCTTTTTCAAAATCCGTAAATTAAAACGATTGTTACGCTTCCGAAAGGGGCAAGTTCATCTTTCTTAAAAGGAGAAAACTTATGAATGCAGTAAATCTAGAAAAATTCTTTGTCGGTTTCGACAATTTAGTTAACAGCCCATTGTATACTCAACAGGCGCCAGAATATCCTCGTTATAACATTGAAAAAGTAGAACACGGCTACGTAGTTCAAGTAGCTGTTCCGGGATGGAACAAAAACCAAATTTCAGTGAACGTTCACAAAAATATTCTTACCATTAAGGGTGAGAAAAAAGAAAATAACGATGGTAGAAGCTGGGTGCACAAAGGTATATCAGGAAAAAGTTTCGAGAAACATCTAAAGCTTGACAACACCTTAGAGGTCTCTTCTGCTTCCATGGAAAATGGTATGTTAACAATAGAGTTATCGTATTCGCCCTCTAGTAAGCCCACGTCAATACCTATTGGGTAAATTGGAGATTCAATGAAGAACTTCGTAAATGAAAAGTGGGATGTACTAGGGGCAGTAATGCAACTTGGTTTGGTACTATGTACCCCTGTTGTCTTTGCAGCTCTTAGCTATATCTCAGCTTAAAGCGGGAGGGGGTCTTTCGAGACCCCTTTTTTATTATGATTCAACAACAATACAAAAATAAGAAAGCCATTTTAATAGCTACAGGACCTTCTCTTACTGAAGAGGTTATTGAAACTATTCGTCCCTATAAAGATGATTTTGTTATTTTTGGCTGCAATGATAGCTACAAAGTAGTAGACTTTTTAGATTTTCATTATGCCTGCGATAATAAGTGGTGGGGGTTTCACTATGATACTTTTAAAGAAAAGTACCCTCATCTACAGGCTTGGACTCAAGCAAAGGAATATCAAGATAAACTTACCATAATAAAAGGAAAGTCAGCTAAAGGATTGAGTTTAGACCCTTCTTTAATTCATTGGGGAAGTAACTCTGGCTATCAACTATTAAATATAGCATTTCTAATGGGTTGTAGTAAGTTTATTTTAGTTGGGTATAATATGCGAGCAATAAAAGGTAAAAAACATTACTTTGGAGAACACCCCCCAGGATTAAGTAAAAATAGTCCCTACAATAAGTTTGTTACAGCCTTTAATACAATACAACCAGAAATAAAAGAATTAATAATAAATTGTACACCCAACAGTGCTCTAACAATGTTTAAACAGAAAGATTTAAGGGAAGTTCTGTGCGAGTAGCTATTTATAATGATGCTTTTCTCCCTGCTAGCCCTCATTTTGGCTGCGAGCTTGTGATGAAAACATTCAAAGAACAGTTAGATAGAGTGGGTATAGAGCTAGTTGGTACGGTTAAAGTAAACGATAAAAATCCTCATAGCAAGACCCTAGAAAAAGCTGATTTGGTGATTGTAAATGGAGAGGGCTCCTTTCACCACAATAGAAGAAATGACTTGGCTGAGGTATCTCATTACTTTCCTAGTATACTTATAAATACTGTTTTTGAAGATAACTCGGTCGATCTTACTAAATTCAAATACATATCCGCTAGAGAAACTATTAGCGCAAAAAATTTAAACTGCGATATTATTCCGGATATAATAGTCACATCTAATATATTAGAAACTATAAAACAGAAACGAGTAATACAAGGAAAAGGAGTAGGAAATATTAGACATCATTCTGGAATAAAAACTCTACAGATATTGGATAAATTTCTTCCTGAATTATGCCAATACTCTTCAGTAACTTCGGAAAGCTTTCATGGAATACTAGTATCCTACATATTAGGAATACCTTGCACCAATATTTTGCCTGGGTCAGGAGTCTTGTGGAAGACAAGCTCTGTAGCTAAAGACATTGAAATGAACGAAAACTATTTAGAAACTGGCAGGCATAAAGTCAATGCTCTATTTGAAAATTTACACTCATTTACCTAAAAAGGGACGTATTAAGTGGAAACAATAAATATATTTGTAGGTACCTCGGTGGACGACGAAGATAGGGAGGCAGAAATAACCTTAGAGTATTCTTTGCGTAAGTACTCCTCTTCCCCTATAAAAATACACTATCTTAAAAATAAGGAAGAGGGTATAATGGGAGAATTTGATTCTTCTCAGTGGGCTACTCCTTTTGCGGGTATGAGATGGGCTATACCAGAGTACTGTAATTTTAAAAGCAGAGCTATTTATATGGATGTTGATCAACTAAATCTGAGAGACATAACAGAATTGTACACTTTAGACCTGAATAATAAACCCTTTCTTTCTAGAAAAGCTAGAAGCTGTGTTATTTTATTTGATTGTGCCGCCTGCGAGAATATTTTTGCTCCTATAAGCGAGCAAAAACAACAACCTAGCTATCATAGAACTAACTATGATAAGTTCGATATACAAAGGGGGGACTTAGATACCCGATGGAATGCTCTTGACAACGTAGATTTTGTATACAGTAATAATATTTTGCTAGAAGATGCTTGGCACATTCATTTTACGGAAGTTAAGTGGCAGCCTTGGAAGCCCTCCTGGTTTGACGAACCTTTTGAAGATCACCCTAGACAAGACTTAGTAGAGTTATGGAAAAAACATAGAGAAGAGGCTTTTTCAATATTATGATAGATATAAGGTATAGAAATAAACCTGCGGTAATAATTGCTACAGGACCGTCACTAACAGATGAAACTGTAGAAATTATTTCAAAGTATAAGAACTCCCATGTTTTTTTCGGGTGTAACGATGCTTATAGAAAAGTTAATTTTTTAAATGAACATTACGCGTTAGATCATGCTTGGTGGGACTACCACGGAAATTCCGTGAAGGATATTTATAAGGGAGTGTCCTGGTGTGGGTGGCGAGATATATGTGATGATTTAAACTTACAGTATATACACGGTAGAGATAGAGAAGGACTAAGTTTAGACCCTAGGAGCATACATTGGGGGGATAACTCCGGATTTCAAGTTTTAAATTTAGCTGTTTTAATGGGTTGTTCAGAGTTTATTATGGTTGGGTTTAATATGGGTGTAAAAGAAGGGGAGAAAAAACACTTTTTTGGGGACCACCCTGAGCAATGTTTGCAAGCGAGTCCTTGGGATAGTTTTAAGAAGAGTTTCCAATATGTAGCCGATGTACAGCCAGAAATAGCTGCTAGAATAGTTAATTGTACGCCCAATACTGCTTTAGAATGTTTCAGAATTGGAGACTTGGAGACAGAGATGATAAAAACAGCATGATAAACCATAATTTTAAAATACTAAAAAAGTGCAAAGAGCCTTTTAACTACGTTATTATGGAAAATTTCTTAAGCATACCTATAGCTAAATTAATTTATAAACAGATTAATTCTTTTTACTGTGGTAATAATTTTAGGGCCGTACCAGACACAACCCAGCAAGGAGTCCTTGCTTCTCCACAAAAATATTATGTAAGAAATTACTCAGAGTTACCTTATAATCCTTTGTTTAATACTTTAAACTATTTTTCAAGCCTAGAAAATTTGAATATTTTAAACTCTATAATTCCTTTAGGAAATATAGTACCAGACCCTACCATGGAAGGAGGGGGGGTTCATATCACAAAGAAAGGAGGTTATTTAAACTTACACACAGATTTTAAACAATCTGCTTCCTTAAATAAAGGACTAACTAGAGTATCTAATTTATTGATTTATCTAACCCCTGATTGGAACGATCCAGGCGGAGATTTACTACTCAAAGAAGGTACAAAAACTATAGAGAGAATTTCTCCGGAGTTTAATAAGGCAGTATACTTTGAAACAAATAGTATTTCAATTCATGGACATCCCGAACCTATTGAAAATGACTTGGATAGAATCAGTTTGGCTTTCTATTATTATAAAATAGAGCCGAGCAAGCCACGTAGCGTAACTTGGTACTAATATAAAGAAACAAATATGCGAGTAGCTATTTATAACGATAAGGAAAAAGTAAATGAAACAAACTAACTTAAACTTCCCTAAAGACACTAACCAGCCACCCTATAATGGGCAGTTCTGGTGCCATATTCGGCAATCCTTTCAGGGTTGGACCGACCATATTAATTTTTATAAGGTTAAGAATCTGTGATAGAAATTTATGGAAAGATGGATTGCAACTATTGTGTAGAAGCACAGAACGTATGTAAAAACCTTAAACTAGATTATAAATATTATCACTTGGACGATCATTATACTATTATGGAACTCTGGGCAAAGGTTAAATTTAAAACCTTTCCTCAGATTTTTGTAGATGATGTATGTATCGGAGGGTTTGACGAACTAATGGAATACACGAATGGAATTGAATAAGTTGAAACAATTAGTAATTACTATGGAAGAATGTGGTGAATTAATTCGTGCCTGCTCCAAAGTGTTGAGACACGGAACTGAAGAGGACCCTAAGTATCTACAAAATCTTACTGAAGAAATAGCAGATGTCATCGCTATGACACGCATCCTTAGAACATCTTACCATATAGATAGTAGTACCTTAGAAGATTTAGTTCAGAAAAGACTGACAAAAATGAAGCGGCAGGATTATGCGTAAGCTAATAACAATCTGGAAGTTTGCAATTGGTTCTTTTAGCGACGACAAAACAGAGGGCTACGACAACTACGTTATGGCGTTTCGTAGCATTCTCGTTCTAGTAAACTTTGTTACCTGCTTCTTCATAATTGCTAATACACTGCGTCATTGGTAGTTGAGGGCAAAAATAAATCTTGACATTTTTTTCTTCTGCTGTTATAATAATGGAAATTGTGAAAAGAGTGTGTTATGAATTTATTTTATCTTGACGACGACCTCGACCGTTGTGCCGAGTTTCATGTCGACAAACACATTGTTAAAATGCCTTTAGAAGTAGCTCAGATATTGTGTACCTCAGTCTGGATTGACGAGTACCTTGGCTTTGTGCCTCGCGCACTTGACAAGAATGAACGAGACTATCTTAACGGTCTCAAGGCAGAAATCAAACATCTTCCACCAGAGGAAAGACCTTTGACCCCCTATCTACCAATGATGTATAATCATCCTTGTACGATATGGGCTCGCTCCTCTCTCGACAATCACGAATGGACTCACTGCTACGGTAATGCTCTTAATGAGGAGTATCGTTACCGTTACGGAAAAGATCATAAGTCTATAGCCCAAGTAGTAAATAACCTACCAGAACCTCAAAGAATGGAGCGTGTAGGTTTTACTACTTTCGGGTTAGCCATGCCAGAAGAACTAAAAGATTATGACGACCCAGTAGAATCTTATCGACGCTACTATCACCTTGACAAAGCTACTTTTGCAAGCTGGAAGTATAGAGACAAGCCTTACTGGTGGGATGAAGATTTTGCAGATTATCAACAACGAATTACGAGGGTAGCATGAGAAGAGGTATTAAAAAACAAGAAGGAGAAAATCTAACTGATGCAAACATTAAAAAGGTTATACGACTTTTGTCAGCGGAAAAGCCGATTACAAAAAAAGAAGCGTGTAGTATTCTTAATATTAGCTATAATACCAGTCGCCTTTCTAAAGTTATTGAAGATTATGAGAGCGACCAAGAGTACCGAAGAACCCGAAAAGCACAGAAGCGTGGCAGACCCGCTGACAATGCTGAAATTGCAGAAATCGTAGAGTCTTACCTTACGGGAGAAAGCTTTACCGATATTGCTAGAAGAATATTTCGCTCTGTTGCTTTTGTCAAAACTATCGTTGAGAAACTGGGAGTCCCAGGAAGGGTCGCTGGTGATGAACGATATGAAATGGAATACTTGCCCGATGAGTGTGTATCCGATAGCTTTGCTGTTGGAGAAGTTGCTTGGTCAGCCAAGTACCACACTTCGTGTGAAGTAATGGCAACTCTTGACGCCACACACGAACAAGGCTACGGCCCCTGTTATCGTGTGTGGATAAGAGAGGTTAGTAATGAGGACAATCTTGGGGGAGGCTATAATGCTTTTGTTCCCGCATATGACCTCGGTAAATTGGAGCATTTGAAAACTTATGGAATCAATACCGCTAGAGTTTAGTTATTATGCCATATTTTGTTTAACAACTGTCATCTGTATAATCTACCTCAATGTAAAAGCATTTCGAGAAGTAGGTTTCAGATGGAATTTTACGGGTGGTCTCATTTATTATGGAACCACAATACCTATAGTATTAGTGGGTGCTCCCGCATTTTTCATTGTTTTTATCTTTAGAAGCGATGTTTACTACGAAAGTTTAATTAACTATATCACCGAAATATATGTTGACTCAGATGACGAAAGCTAGTATAATATGTTTTTGAAATTGAGGAAAGTATGGGATATAATTTTTACATGCGACAACTTGAAGCGACTGGCAATGCTGCCGGTCTACCTTTTAAACCAAACAGGAGAAAGAAAATGGCGTGGACTGACGAATCCAAGCAACAGGCAATTGATGCCTACACAAGTGAAGAACCAACTCCAGAGAACTCTATGGAGATTGTAAAAGCTATCGCAGAAGACATGGGTGAGAGCCCTAATGGTGTGCGAATGATTCTAACCAAAGCTGGAGTATATGTAAAGAAAACTCCTGCTGCTTCTAGTGGCGGTGCTAAAGCCGCTTCAACTGGCGGAACTCGAATCAGCAAAGCTGCCGCACAGGAAGCACTCACAGCAGCTCTTAATGATGCTGGTGTAGCTATTGATGAGGATATTGTTTCAAAGCTCACTGGTAAAGCTGCACAATACTTCGCAGATGCTATGAATAAAGTAGCTTCTTAAAAGTCCACACGGGGGTTGAGTATGCTTAGCCGCGTATTCACCCTCGTGAGGCAACCACTAATAGTCCAAAAATTACAAAGACAAAAGAGGTTTTGCTCAATGTAATACTGGAGCTAATTAGTGAAAAAAGAAGAGCTAAAGAAGAAAGTAAATAGTGCTGGAGATGCAATTATAACTTACAGGAGTCCCAACTCCCGTAAGACAAAGTACAATGTATGTACGATTGACTTCAGCACGCCTTACATTCAAGACAAGAAAAATAGAGCGAAAGAAGATGACGATACTGTCCTAATGTTTTGTTGGGACACGGATTCTTTTCGCCTTATGAAAGCTGACAATGTTACCTCAGTCGTTCCCTTATCCAACGTGTTAAGGAATGAATGATGGAAGCATACTCAAAAATTATCGTATCAGAACCTTATAGACAGGTTCGACTAACGGTGAATGAGTTCCGAGAAGAAGAATATCTTCATTTTCGGGAATACTATCTTGACTTTGAAGAAGAATGGAAGCCCTCTAATAAGGGTCTCTCTATTCCTCTTGAAGTTGAAACCTCAAAAGAATTGTTTATTGCTATGGCGGAGATACTATCTTTAGCCGAGAGTAAACAAGTATTGGAGGAACATTTCGGAGAAACTATTCGAGACCTATATCAAAAATAGTTCTTGACATTTTAACGAAATGGCCTCATAATGTTCTTTTTAAATCAAAGGTATTTATGACTAATATGTTTCTTGCCAAAGCAGCCAAGGCTTATTATGAGGGCAACCCCATAATTTCTGATGCTGAGTTTGATGTTCTTGCCGCTGATGCTAACTATACTGACGTAGGATATTCTGACGAATTCTTCGAGTTCGATCACTTGTACCCTATGTACAGTTTACAGAAAGCATTTGTAGGTGAAGAACATCCTCCTTACGACCACGCTACTGGAGCAACAGTAATCACACCCAAGTTAGATGGAGCAGCGGTTTCGCTGGGCTACTACGATGGTGAATTAGTGCTGGCTCTTACTCGGGGTAATGGTAAGAAGGGTAGAAATATTATGAATAAAGTTAAACATCTTGTTCCTACTAGCATTACTCGCAAGGGTGTTGTTCAGATTACAGGAGAAGTTGTTGCCCCCGAGACTATTCCTAACGCTAGAAACTATGCTTCTGGTGCGCTGAATCTCAAGTCCGAAGAAGAGTTTCTCACTAGAGAAGTTCGATTCGTAGCTTATGATATTCAGCCTCGTGTGGAAAAGTTGTGGACGGAAGACATGTCGAATCTCTCTTCGGACAATTTCGACACTGTTCTTGCGTCTAACTGGGCAGGATACCCGCAGGATGGTCTAGTGTTCCGTGTTGATAACAATGCGAAATATGAAGAGATGGGTTACACCGCTCACCACCCTCGTGGTGCCTTTGCTTTGAAAGAAAGACCTCCAGGTGTCGTTACGCGACTACTTGATGTGATCTGGCAAGTGGGTAAATCCGGTGTGGTTTCCCCTGTTGCTATCCTAGAGCCTGTGCTCATTGGAGAAGCTACTGTTGGTCGTGCCACATTACATAATATGCGGTATATTAACGAGCTTAACCTTGAAATAGGTTGTACTGTCGAAGTAATTCGATCCGGTGAAATTATACCAAGAGTCGTGAGACGCATAGAAGGGGAAGTAAATGTTTGATGATAGTATAGAAGACGAAAACATCTTTGGGTGGATTGGTTTGAAAGACAATGGAAGTCATTATGTATCTGCCGCAGGCTTATATGATTATTTCTTTGCTATCAAAAAAGAAACTCGTGACAAGATTCTGGAAGGATGGATTACTGCTCTAGAAGCATATCTTGACCCAGGATTCGAGGAACGAATGGAAGAATCCGAAGACGGTATTATCTATATATCCGAGTCAGCAGATTCGGTAGAAGATAAACCAAGTGGTAATATCATCCCTTTTCCTAAAATTATAAGATGAGTGGAGTTTATAACCTTACTTATTTTGAAAATCATCCTGAAGAAGCTACCCGCGAAGGGGTACTCTACTGCGTAGTATTAGTTAATAAACTTACTATGAAACGAGAATGTCTCAAGATAGGCATCGCTTCAGGAAGAAATTGGAAAGACGTTTTGAAAAGGAGTCGTGGGTTTAATGGCTACGAAATTCGTATACAGAGAACTTACCACGACTCACTTTTTAATGTGTGGACGCTAGAACAAGCATTACACGAAGAATACAAACAATTCAAGTATATACCCCAACAAAAGTTCGGTGGATATACAGAGTGTTTCGAAATAAAGAAGGAGATTATTTTAGCTATTCCGAAAAAATAATTCTTGACTTTTCAACTCAAACCCCGTATAATATCTATTCAAATGTAGGAGAAAGTCTTTTGAGAGAAATTGTAGCACCAACACACTGCCCGAGTTGTTCTTCACCTTTGGTGTGGGAAAACGATCAGTTGTTCTGCTATAATACTTCTTGTGAGTCTAAGACTTATAAGTTAATCGAACACTTTTCCTCTACTTTGAAAATTAAGGGACTAGGGCCATCATCTATTCAGAAACTCAGAATAACTTCAATACCTCAAATCTATGAACTGAGTTTGGGTGAGATGGTAGAGGCTCTTAATTCTGAAAAACTTGCAGCAAAACTCTTTGAAGAGATTCAAGATTCCAAGAAAGTTAGTCTTTCTGAAATCCTACCCGCTTTCTCTATTCCACTAATAGGTAAATCGGCATCATCAAAGTTATGTTCTGTAGTAAGTAGTATTTATGACCTGAACGAGGAGGCTTGTACTAAGGCGGGGCTTGGCCCTAAGGCGAGCAATAATTTGCTAACCTGGTACAATACCATGTTTCTCCGCGAGTACAAGTGGCTACCTTTTTCATTTGAGTCAAATGAAGTTGTTTCTGTTATTGAGCCTAAGGGTGTTGTCTGCATTAGTGGAAAACTGACATCCTTTAAAACTAAAGCAGAAGCAGAGAAAGTTCTCATTAGCAAGGGATATATTGTGAAATCCTCCTTAACAAGAGAAGTAACAATCCTAGTGAATGAGAGTGGACTAGAATCTTCAAAAACCAAGAAAGCTAGAGATAGTGGGGTCTCTATCACAACTAACCTTAACCAATTATTAGGAAATTAATTTTATGGCAATTCCAAAGTGGACTGACGAGCGAACTTCCGCTCTTACCAATTTCGTAGGTTCTGAATCCCCAGTAACTTACGCAACTGTTGTCGAAGCTGCTGACCAGCTCGAAACATCACCCCGTTCTGTAGCCTCTAAGCTGCGTAAAATGGGTCACGAAGTAGAATCTTCTGCTTCTGTAACTACTCGTGCGTTCTCCGATGCACAAGAAACTACTCTGAATAGTTTCGTAACTGATAACTCTGGCCAGTATACTTACGGCCAAATCGCTGAAGCCTTTGAAGGTGGCGAGTTTTCTTCCAAGCAAATCCAAGGTAAATTGCTGTCTATGCAATTGACCGAGCACGTCAAACCTACTCCTAAAGTAGAAAGTGTTCGTACCTTTAGCGATGCTGAAGAAGCAGAGTTTGTTAAGCACGCCTCTAACGGCGCATACCTCGAAGATATCGCAGAGGCTCTTGGCCGAACCGTTAATCAAATTCGTGGTAAAGCTTTATCTTTGTTACGTCAAGGCTCTATTGCTTCTATTCCTGCACAAAAGGAAAGCAAGGCTGCGGCTAAAGCTGATCCTCTCGAAGGTGTAGATGTAGCTTCTTTGTCTGTCGAAGAAATCGCAGAGCAAATTGGCAAAACTGCCCGAGGTGTCAAGACTATGTTGACTCGTCGTGGTCTTACTGCCTCTAACTATGATGGTGCAGCAAAAGCAGCTAAAGCTGCGGGCTAATCCCTAGTTCCCCCTGCTGGGGTGGGGTGTAGTGCCCCACTCTGGCTTTTTATCGCTTAATACTTATTACGGAGATGACCAATAGTGAACCTGGCAAGCGTTCTTTTCAAGACTATTATCGCGCAAAGCGATATAGAAACTTGGTCGAACTGCCAAAAGCACTACTTTCCAACTGAGTTTGCCTCTATATGGTCTTACATAAATAAGTATGTAGAAACTCATAGTATCATTCCTACTTTTGATGACTTACGACTTTCCGTAAGAGACGCGACCCTTCGTGACCGTTTCTTCGCCTTGGAGAAAGTAGATGAAGTAGATATAGACGGTGCTACTCTACTAGAGTATCTCAAGAATGAATACACTCAAATTGAAATCATGAATCAGTTAGAAACCTATCTTGCTGACTCGATTGCAATGGAATCCGCACAGGAAAATATTGAGAGCCTACAGAATATTGTATTATCCGTAGAGGAAAAAGTTGACCTCAAAGATACAAGTACAAACATGAGAAAAATGGAACTGTTTGACCCGATTGAAGAGTTGGAGAAGAATGTTCCTTTAGGATTGAATCACGATTTCGACCGTATTCAAACCTTTGGCCCGTCCGATCTTGTACTTATTGGTGGTAAGCGTGGTGCTGGTAAGTCTATTGCTTGCGCTAATATTGCTTCTAGCACTTATGAAGCCGGTCATTCCGTAATGTATTTTACGATAGAAATGTCATCACGAGCAACTATGCAGAGGATATGTAGTATATCTACTGGCGTTCCTGCGGCTGCAATACGTAACCGTAACCTATCTATAGGTGAGTGGGAACAGGTTGCTCGTTGGTGGTCTCAACGATTTGAAGACGGCGAGAGAGCACTTTCTCGCTATCTTTCACATCGTGATTTTGATGTTTATCACAATGAGCTTACAGCGAAGCCTTTGCGAGAGAAGCAGATTGACGTTGTATATTCACCGTCTCTTACTCTAGCAAATATTCGTACAGAGCTAGATAAGAAGATAGCAAGACTACAGCCACGAGTTGTAATCGTTGACTATATCAACCAAGTAAAGCGTTCTATGGTTTCCAATGGGCGTATGGGTCAGTATGACTGGACAGAACAGATAGAAGTAAGTAAGGCGTTGAAAACTTATGCACAAGACTATGGTTTTATTATGGTGTCTCCTTATCAGATTGATGCTTCCGGCGAAGCTCGATTTGCTAAGGGTATATTAGATGCTGCGGATGCAGCCTTTACTCTTGACGCACATGCTAAAGAAGATAATATCATTAGCTTTAATTGTGCAAAAATGAGAAACTCTGATGAAGTAAGTTTTACTTCTACTATGGACTGGGCGTCTTTAGCTATTGGCCCTGAGACGGGTTATATTAAAGACAAAGACGGTCCCGATGAAGAGGTATACGAACTATGAGTGCAGTAATTGAACTACTTGAAGAGAGAGGTATTTATTACAAACTCTCTGGCAGAGATGTTTTAATTCGCTGCCTCAATCCAGAACATGACGATGGCAATCCTAGTATGAGGATTGACAAAGTTCTTGGGGTGTTCAATTGTTTCTCTTGCGGCTACAAAGGTAGTTTATTCCGCCACTATAATGTAGATTATAGTGAAACAGAAATGCGTAGGGAAAAACTAAAAAGACTTATCAATAACTTACGAGCTGCTGGTGTAGGTCTCTCGATGCCCGAAGGATTTATGTCTTATATCGGAAACTGGAGAGACATAAAGCCAGAAACTTATAGAAAATTTGAAGCGTTTCGTCATCATGATAAGCAGTTTATAGGGAGGATTAACTTTCCTATTAAGGACGCCAGTGGAAGAATAGTCGCTTTCCAAGGTCGTGATGAAACAGGAACCTTAGACAATAAGTATATGTTCTACCCTAGTGGGGTAAAGCTACCTCTGTTTCCACAAGTTCGCCCACTACAGGGGCGTGTTATTCTCGTAGAAGGTATCTTTGATATGATAAATCTTCACGACAAAGGACTAGAGAATGCAGTATGTTGTTTCGGTGTTAAGAATTTTAACGAAACAAAGTTTAATTATTTAAAGATTTCAGGCGTTACGGGCCTTGACTTGATTTTCGATGCTGACCAAGCAGGAGTTCAAGCAGCAGAACACGTAAAGAAATTAGCGAGAGACTTTCCCGTTCGAGTAATTAGTTTAAAGTCTGGAGATCCAGGCTCACTCGGACAAAACCAAGTAACTGGACTGCGGAGAAAACTATATGGCTAGTATAGCCTTGATTGAATCAAAACCAAGTAGAAACGATTACGTTCGCTTATTCGAGAATGAGTTTGAATTTGACCGATTCTCTCTTGCTTCAGACCCTACGCTATCCAAAGTTTTAATGAAGGACGTAGATCTGGAGTTTGACCCTGATGCCTATGAATGGATAATTCTAATTGGCTCAGAACCACTAAAATATTACACGAAAGTAACTCAAGTTATGCAATATGCCGGAACTATAGTAGACGATAAATTTCTTCCTACTATTAATCCTGCAATGCTATCTTTTAAGCCAGAGGCTAAGAAGACTTGGGAAGATGCTAGAAACAATATCATCGGGTATATTTCTGGCGACAAGAAGAAGGCCGAAATAAATGACGAAAAATTTGTCGGTATTACAACAACTGAAGGGACTTTGGATTACATTCAAAGATGTATTGACTCGCCCTACGACTTTATCGGAATCGACTCAGAGACTACTGGTCTGTATCCTCGGAATGGGTATATTCTTGGTATTAGCTTATGCTATAAACCTGATTCAGGTGCTTATATTAATGCCGATACTATTGATGAGTCTGTAGAAGAGAAACTTCAGGAGTTATTTGATAAGAAGCGAATGGTATTCCATAACGCTAAGTTCGATATTCCAATGTTTGAGTATCATTTCAATGTGAAACTCTCACAGTTTGAAGATACAATGCTCATGCATTATATGCTTGACGAGAACCCAGGCACTCACGGCCTGAAGATGCTCGCTATGAAGTATACAGACTACGGCGATTATGAAAAACCTATGTATACTTGGATGGACGAGTATCGTAAGCAGAATGGTGTGCTAAAAGATGATTTCAAATGGGAGTGGATTCCTTTTGAAGTTATGCAGACTTATGCTGCTATCGATGCCTGTGCTACTTTCACAATCTTTGAGAAGTTTGAAAGAGCACTGAAGAAGGGTAATCCTAACTTGATGCGTGTGTACAAGACTATCTTGTTGCCCGCTTGTAGGTTCCTTATGGCTGTTCAAGATAACGGAGTTCCTTTTGATAAGGAAAGGCTCATAGCGAGTCAAGATCTTATGCTAGAGGAAATTACTGATGCTGTTGGTAAATTGCAAAGCCATCCTGGTGTGGCCGCTTTCCAAGCAGCAGAAGGTAAAGACTTTAATCCAAACAGTGTTCTACAATTGCGTAAGTTATTGTTCGACTATGTTGGGCTAGAGCCTACTGGAATTAAGACGGAGAAGGGAGAAAACTCAACTAATGCTGAAGTATTAGAGAAGCTCGCTCTTCAACATGAGATTCCACAGTTAATTTTAGATGTTCGTAAGAAAACTAAGATTAAGAATACTTATCTCGATAAGATTATTCCACAGCTTGATAGGGACGGTCACTTACGGACCAACTTCAATATTCATGGAACTACATCTGGAAGACTATCTTCTAGTGGTAAATTGAATATGCAGCAACTTCCTAGAGACAATCCGATTGTGAAAGGGTGTATTCGTGCTCCCGAAGGCCATCAGATTGTTGCAATGGATTTAACAACTGCCGAAGTATATGTCGCTGCCGTATTGGCAGATGACTTGGAGCTTCAGGACGTATTTCGTTCTGGAGGAAACTTTCACTCTACGATTGCACACAAAGTATTTAAACTAGACTGTGAAGTCGAAGATGTGGCAGAGAAGTATACGACCTATCGTCAAGCAGCAAAAGCAGTAACCTTTGGTATTATGTACGGAGCCGGTGCAAATAAAATCAGTGAGCAGGTTACTAAAGATGGAGGCAAGCTTTCAGTTGTCCAGGCTAGACAAATCATCAAAGAATACTTTGGTGCTTTCTGGAAGCTAGAGGAGTGGATTGAGGTTCAGAAAGAGCTTATCAGAAAGAATGGAAGTATCTATTCTCATTTCGGTAGAAAGAGAAGATTACCTGATGTTAAGTCTGATAACAAAGGAGTTCAAGGACATGCCATTAGATCTGGACTTAACTTCCTAGTTCAATCTGCTGCTTCCGACATAAACTTAATCGGGGCTATAGAAGCTCACGGAATACTAAACCAGAAGAAGATGAAGAGTAAAATCTTCGCACTGGTTCACGATTCCGTGCTTGCAGAAGTTCCGAACGATGAAGTAGAAGAATATTGTTCGATATTACAAACCGAAATACAAAGAGACAGAGGTATTTATATCTCCGGCGCTCCTGTAGGTTGTGACTTTGAGATTGGCGAGGATTACTCAATGGGTAAGTTCAGTAAAAAGTATGGTAATATCGTTAACATATAAACAGATACTTCGATCTATAAAGTTTCCTGTGTATTCTCTAGGCACTGAGGATTTCTATCTTCGAGATGGCTTGCTACTTGTCAATGACCTAGTAGTAGATGATAGAAACCAGCCTGGAGATACTCTTGGAAAAAGGAGACTACAGACACCACATAAAAAGAGAAGACTGATTGTCGTATATGAAGAGTTTCTAGACATTGTAAAAAATAAAACTACAGTGTTGATAGACAATAACGGAGTTATATTCTCATACGAAAAGACAAAGTTTCAGAAAATAAAATCAATAAAAATTGTAAGAAAAGACTTACAAAATACTCATTCAAGAATTTGGCTAAAAGGAGTAAACTTCGCTTTTATAGTAAAAGAACCTCCATTAGCTATGGACTGGGCTCAAGTTTTACATTTAAACTCTCGCCCGTGGCTATTATATAGTTTATCAGAGGATAAGCTAGAAGATAGCAGGAGGAAAATTTAATGGGAAGAAGGAATCAAAAAAGAGATGCTCTATCAGCGCTTAACTTTTATTTAAAAGAGATAGAGCCTTTAACAAAGTCTCAAGTTGCAGTCTTTGATTCTGACAAGCACCTAATGTTACATGGATGTGCAGGAACGGGTAAAACCTTTATCTCACTATATCTAGCATTAGATGACCTACAAAAAGAAGAGTACAGTAGAATAGTTCTAGTTAGAAGTGCCGTCCCCACAAGGGAAATGGGGTTTCTTCCTGGAACAGAAGATGAAAAATCTAAAGTCTATGAGGCTCCTTATGTAAGTATTATGCAAGAGCTGTTTAGTCGTGGAGATAATCCCTATGGACAGCTAAAGCAAAAAGGAGTTATCAATTTTTTAACTACTTCTTACATAAGAGGAACAACTTTTAATGATAGTGTGATCATTGTGGATGAATGTCAAAATATGACTTTCCATGAGCTAGATAGCATTATCACTAGGGTAGGCAAGAATTGTAGGATTATTTTCTGTGGTGATTTCTTCCAGTCTGACCTTAAAAATAGTGGATTGAAAGATTTTATTAAGATAATCAATGGTATGTACGAGTTTGATTTTATTGAGTTTGGCATACCTGATATTGTAAGAAGTGATTTTGTAAGAAGTTACCTTACTGAGAAATATACAAAAGGTATCATATGAAACAAGACGTAGTTATTGATGAGCTAACTCGAAAGTTGGACCAAACGCTAAGTAGATTAGACACTTTGACTGATAGATTAGCCTGGGTAGAAAACTTCGTAGTTCATAAAAGAAAAGAAGAGTATCAAAAAAGAAAGCTAGAAGAAGAGATGTGGTCTAAATGATCTTAAAATATATAGGAACTCATAAAATTTACGAAGTATCGAATGAAATAATACTAGTAAAAAACTTTATGCGCAAAGAGCTTTGTTCCGAAATAATTAAAGAGTGTGAAAAACTATCTAGCTGGAGAAGTGTAGATAATGATTCGTACCCTGGGCAAGAAATAAGATTAAATAAATTACCTGAGCTATACAAACAGTTTGAAGATATGTACAATGATGTTATAGTTTATATTTCTGAAAAATATTGGAAAAAACTAACTTTGTGGGGTATACGAGACTGTTTTATAATAAAATATACTACAGAGACTCAGACCTCGCTGGATTTACACCATGACCACTCCTTGGTTACTGGCAGTATAAAGCTTAGCGATTCTTATGTAGGAGGAGATTTATTTTTCCCTAGACAAAACTATAGTAATAGGAAGACAGAAATAGGGGATCTTCTTTTATGGCCAGGACAAGTTACGCACCCGCACGAATCTCTACCGTTAATAGAGGGAGTAAAACATAGTTTTGTTCTCTGGACAAAAAGGTCTAATTGGGATGAATAAAAGTTGAAAGCGGTAGTATCCAACAGAATTTATATGGACATTGATCCCCAGGCTTTTAATGCCTTGGATAAAGCTTTGACCTATAAAATAGATTCATATAGATCAGACGTAGCTCCTACCATGATTAAAAATGTTAGGAAGATACGAAATGGGTTAGTATCTATACCTGTTGGACGCTTCGACTTAATTCCTGAAGGGTATGAAATAAAAGATAAGCGAGTACTACTGCCCGTAGATTTTCCAAAGTTCGGATTTGACCTTCGGGAAAGTCAGCAGGATGTATATGACGCTATAGAAGATAATGCTATTATCAATGCTTTTGTATCTTGGGGGAAGACTTTTACTGCATTAGCCGTTGCTGCAAAGCTTGGGCAAAAAACTCTAGTAGTTACGCATACAGTGTCTCTACGAACCCAGTGGGAGAAGGAGATAAGGAAGGTATTTGGTATAGAGCCAGGGATTATAGGGTCTGGGAAGTACGACATTTCTCCTCCTATAGTCGTTGGCAATATACAAACACTTTACAAGTTGCGTGGAAAAATAGAAAAAGAATTCGGAACCATTATTATTGATGAGTGTCATCATATACCCGCTAACACTTTCAGTAAGCTAGTAGATGCTAGTTATGCTAGATATAAAATAGGGTTGTCTGGTACGGTTCAAAGAAAGGATGGAAAACATGTTATTATGCCTGATTATTTTGGGCATACTAAGTTTACTCCACCCAAAGAAAACTATATGGAACCAACTATAGAGGTTATCCAAACAAAGATAAGATTTATGGATGGGGCTAAAATACCTTGGGCGAACCGTATTAATGATTTGGTTAGGCAAGAAGAGTATGGAAAGTTAATTTGTTTTCTTGCTGCGGCGTATAGAAAGCAAGGACATAAAGTTCTCTTGTTGTCTGACCGAGTTTACTTTCTAAAGAGAGTAAAAGAAACCCTAGGCGAACATTGTGAGTTGATTACTGGAGAAGTACCTCTAGCAGAGAGGGAAAAGAAAATAGAACGAGTTCAAAGTGGAAAAGTAGACATACTCCTAGGGACTCAAAGTATTTTCTCGGAAGGCATTAGTGTTAATCCTTTAAGTTGTTTAATACTTGCCACTCCAGTAAGCAACACACCTCTACTAACCCAGCTTGTAGGGAGAGTTATTAGAGAGTATCCAGGAAAGATAGATCCTGTAGTAGTAGATATTAATCTTAAAGGAAAGACGGCTGAGAAGCAAGCCAAACTTCGGTTAGGTCATTACCTTCAGCAAGGGTATAATGTTTTCTTTAAGGACATGTGAAAAAAATTTCTTGACACGGGAGCTATTTCCCCGTATAATATACACTTGACTTCGAGAACATAGCAGTGATTCTTTTTAACTGGGCAAAAATGTATGCGGCAACGCGTGGAGATTCTTCTTCCATAGTTACGCTGATTGCCTATTTAACATATCCTACTCTACCTAGAAATAGGTACGACTCTATCTATCGCTTGTCACAACAAGACTGGTCAGGCAATAGTTTTATACTGCACCCAGAAAAAATAATATCAAACCGAAGCAAGTTCGGTGATAATGAGTTGGCCCAGTATGTGGCACTGGCCAGCTTTCGCAGCTATGCTGAATATGAAGCCACAACTAAACGCAGTTTGAATCTGTTCTTAGCACCGATTCCTACTGAACTTATTGACAACAACAGGCTACTATCTAGAATAGAAGAGGAAGTATTCTTCTGCTGGGAAGAAGTCACACACTAAAGGAAAAAACTATGGGTATTAAATTTACATCATCTGCTGGTGGGGCTAAGAAGTCCTCACTAGAACAATTCACTTACAAGAACGGCGATAACTGCGTTCGTATTTTTGGAGATCTTCTTCCTCGGTATATCTACTGGGTGAAAGGCGAAAACGAAAAGAACATTCCTATGGAGTGTTTATCTTTTGATCGACAGAAAGAAGCATTTGTAAACGTAGAAAAAGATTGGGTTAGAGACTTCTACCCTGATTTAAAATGCGGTTGGTCTTACTCTGTACAGTGTATTGATCCTTCAGACGGTAAAACCAAAGTATTTAATCTAAAGAAAAAATTAATGGATCAGATTCTAGTTGCTGCTGAAGACTTGGGCGACCCTACCGACTTAGATGCTGGTTGGGACATTCACTTTAAGCGTACCAAGACTGGACCAAACGTATATAATGTTGAATATACTCTTCAAACTCTCAAATGTCAGAAAGGTATTCGTCCTTTAAATGATGACGAGAGAGCTGCTGTAGCTGGTGCTACTTCTATTGATGAGTTACTTCCTAGACCAACTCCAGACGCTCAGAAAGAGTTACTGGAACGAATTGCTACTGGCGGTTCTGGGAAGGATGAAGTCGATTCCTCAATTGAAGACGAGTTTGACATTAGCTAATGGATACTTCTAGTATTTGTAGCCAAAAATGTCAAGGTTTTGAGGGAAACTACGGAGGCTGCTGTACGGTAGGTTCTAGAAACTATATAATAGGACCTATTGTAGATTCTTATCAGTTTATAGAACATTTAAAACATTTCTATAATAATAGAAACATAAAATTTGAAGATGTTTTATACTCCTACGAAGAAGGTTCACGACTATTTCCAGATAAAAATACTTATCAAGATTCGGGGTCTTATCCAGCTATAAAATTGGATAGAACTAAAGAATCTCTTCCTTGTATTTTTTATTCTGAAGAAATTAGAAGCTGTACTATATATGACGTTAGGCCTTTATCCTGCAGACAATATGTCTGTAGTTATTTAAAAGAATTAGAGTTAATACATAAAGAATGAAAATACTATTCTCCGCCGATTGGCACATAAAATTAGGTCAGAAGAACGTACCCGTCAATTGGGCACGTGCTCGCTATGACAGCTTCTTTCATCAGATTTATCTGTTGGAAGATGATGCCGACTTGCATATTATTGGCGGCGATATCTTTGATAGAGTTCCAACTATTGAAGAACTAGAATTATACTTCACTTTTGTAAAAGGTTGTCAGATTGAAACTCTCATTTATGACGGTAATCATGAGGCGACTAGAAAGAATAAAACATTCTTTACGGCGTTAAAAGAAGTAACCCATTCCTTAAATGATAAGGTTACTATTATTGACGAAGCATACGAAGATGAAAGAGGTTTTAGTATTCTTCCTTACTGTGATTTACACAAGAAGAATTCTATTGAGATGCTGAATAAGAACTTTCCGGTCTTTACTCATGTGAGGGGTGAAATACCCCCTCATGTTCAGCCGGAAGTAGACTTAGAAAGATTTGCAAGGTTTCCAAAAGTATTTGCGGGAGACTTGCATTCCCATTCTAATTGCCAGAAAAATATAGTATACCCAGGAAGTCCGATGACTACTAGCTTTCATAGATCGAAAGTAGAAACCGGAGTTCTAGTTATACTTGAAGACTGGGACTGGTATTGGGAGAAGATGGAACTTCCACAGCTTATTCGTAAAACAGTCAGTGACCCTGCTGAAATGACCACGGGGCTATATGACCATGTTATTTACGAACTAGAGGGAGATCTCGGAGACCTAGCAAAAGTAGGCTCCAGCGACCTTCTTGATAAGAAAGTTGTAAAACGAAGTTCTGAAGCGACACTTGTTTTGGATAAAGAGTTCTCCGTTGGAGAAGAGTTAGTAGAATACTTAACTTACGTGCTAGAAATAGCTGAAGATAAAATACCCGAAATATTAGGACTATATAATGATTACGCTAAAAATATTGAAATGGAGTAATTGTTTCTCTTATGGAGAAGGCAATGAACTCGATTTAGCTTCCACCAGACTTACCCAAATCTTGGGTTACAATGGCGCTGGAAAATCTTCTATTCCTCTCATTTTGGAAGAAGTTCTATTTAATAAAAACTCCAAAGGTATTAAGAAAGCTGATATTCCAAATAGAGAGTTGCAGAATGGATACTCTATTAGCCTTACGTTCAGTAAAGAAGCTGATGAGTATGAGATCGACCTTCAAAGAAAGTCTAACTTAAAAGTAAAGTTCATTAAGAATGGTGAAGATATTGGTAGTCATACGGCTACCAATACTTATAAAACTATTCAAGAAGTGCTTGGCGTAGACTTTAAAACTTTTACACAAGTAGTATATCAACATCCTAACGCTAGTTTGAATTTTCTTACTGCTACCGATGCGAACCGTAAAAAGTTCCTGATAGACTTGCTTGGTCTAGAAAAGTATGTAAATCTCTTTGAAGTTTTTAAAGAAGCTTCGCGAGGGGTTGAACAAGAATATGCCCAGCTTGAAGGTCGTATTTCCACTGTTGAGAAATGGTTGGAAAATAATAAACTGACGGATACTACCCCACGAGAACTTGTAAATCTTCCGAAAATCTCAGATGAGGATGAGGAAGCATTGAGTTCTCTTATGGCTGAAATTAAAAATATTTCATCAACAAATCGTCAAATTTCTCAAAATAATCAATATAAAAGTATGTTGAAAGAAATTAATATACAGGAAATTCAAGCAATTGAAGCTTCCGAGCATATTTCATACGATGAGTTGCAGTCACAGCTAGGCGCTATAGCGGGGTCTATCGGTTCAGGACAGAAAATCATCAAAAAGATGGAGAACTTGGAAAATGTATGCCCTACCTGTGAACAATCCGTTACAGAAGATTTTAAGAAAAAACACATCTCTGAAGAAGAAGAGAAAGTTAAAATCGAGCAAGACAAGCACACAAATATCCAGAAGAAAATTAAAGAGATTCAAGAGAACAATGAAAACTTCGCACTAAAGTCAAAGAAACAGAAAGAGTGGGAGGAGTTATATCGCTCGGTTGATAGTACACTTCCTACTGTATTAGTTGACGAAGAAGTTCTCAAAGTTCGCATTACTAATATCCGGAATACTATTGCAACACAGAAAAATGAAATAGATGTATTGCAAAGAGAGAACGAAGCTCGTTCAGCTTATAACGCTAAAATAGAAGTTATAACTGAACAAACGGCTGAGTTTGAAAAACAACTCGAAGAAGTAGTATCTCGGTATAATGTTCTAGGAATTAAGAAAGGTAATCTTGAAATATTGAAAAAAGCTTTTAGTACAAACGGACTCATTGCATACAAGATCGAAAATCTTGTTAAAGAACTGGAAGAATTAACGAGCGAATATCTCGCAGAACTTTCAGACGGTCGTTTTACATTGAACTTTGCCGTGAATAACGATAAACTCAATGTAGAAATCACAGATAATGGAAACGTAGTAGATATTCTAGCACTTTCGAGTGGAGAATTGGCAAGAGTAAACACGGCTACTCTTCTTGCTATTCGCAAGTTGATGAGCAGTTTATCCTCTAGTCGTATTAATGTTCTATTTCTAGACGAAGTTATGACAGTACTGGATGAGGTAGGAAAAGAAAAGCTGGTAGAAGTTCTATTAGAGGAAGAGCTTAATACTTATTTAGTAAATCATGGGTGGTCTCATCCATTACTAGAGAAAGTAGAAGTAATTAAAAGCTCAAGTATAAGTAGGTTGGTAACATAATGGTAGATTCGAGAGCGAAAGGACAGCGAGGAGAGTATCTTGTAAGAGATATGCTTCGTGATGCCTCTGGCCTACAGTTTGAGAGAGTCCCCAGTTCGGGGGCTCTCGCTTATTTGAAAGGCGATTTATATATACCAGACGCTAATAATGCGTTTTGTATAGAAGTAAAGAATTATGAAAAATCCCCCCTAAGTGATAAGGTATTTACAAATAAAACTAATTACCTTTTATTGTGGTGGGAAAAGATAGTAAAACAAGCGGAACTTAAACTACAACAACCATTGTTATTCTTTAAGTACTCACGCTCAAAAGTATTCGTAGTAACTAGTATTAAACCGGAAAGTACAAAACATATGTATATTTCTTGGTTAGATTGCTATGTAATGTTAGCTGAAGAATGGCTAGAAAATGAAACTATGGAGTGGACTCGTGGCCAACTTTAAAGAAAGAATAATGGAACCAAATAAGAATGCTCTTATTGTTGACGGAATGAATTTAGCATTTCGTTGGAAGCATCAAGGAAAACTAGATTTTGAACTAGACTATGTGCGAACAGTGGAAAGTCTAGCTCAATCATACGAATGTAGTAAGATTATTATTGCAGGCGACTGGGGAAGTAGCGCATATAGAAAGCATATAGACCCACAGTATAAAGAAAACAGAAAGGAAAGATATAAAGATCAAACGGAGCAAGAGAAGGAAGACATTAAACTTTTCTTCGAAGAGTACGAAAGAACACTAGAAACTTTAAACGATAAGTTTTTGGTTCTTCGATACTTCCAAGTAGAAGCGGACGATTTAGCGTCTTATGTTGCAGTTCATAGAGAAAAGTTCGGTATCAATGATATCTGGCTAATTTCTAGTGACCGAGATTGGGATTTATTAGTAAATGAAAATGTGTCTAGGTTCTCTACTGTAACTCGTAAAGAGACTACAGTATTTAACTGGGATGAGTTTTTCGACTTTCCTCAAGAAGATTATATCTCTTTTAAAGTCTTGACAGGAGATAAAGGAGATAATATTGATGGAGTTCCAGGGATTGGCCCTAAAAGAGCTACTGAACTTCTTCAACAGTATGGTACAGCATTTGATATTTATGATGCTTTACCGATAGATAGTAGGTATAAATATATTCAGTCTCTTAATGCGAGCAAGGATCTAATACTAAAAAATTATAGGATGATGGATTTGATAAGCTATTGTGCTGAAGCAATTGAACATCCTGGGCATAGTCTACTAGAAATAGACGAACGAGTAAAGGAATATATAAATGTTAATTGATTATGGAAGAGATCGTCTTCTATCTAAGTTTGGTATTCAAACGCTAGAAGATAGATATTTTATTGAAGGTGAATCGTCGCCTCAAGACGCTTTCGCACGTGCGGCGAGAGCCTTTGCAGATGACGAAGCTCACGCACAGCGATTGTATGATTACGCAAGCAATCTGTGGTTTATGTTTTCTACTCCAATTCTTTCGAATGGAGGGACTACTCGTGGACTACCTATTTCTTGTTTTCTCAACTACGTTGAAGATAGCAGAGAAGGGCTAACAGGGCACTATACGGAGAATGCATTCTTGTCTTCCGTAGGTGGTGGCGTGGGCGGAAGCTGGAGCAGCATTCGCTCTGTAGGTTCACGCACAAGTAACGGAAGCGAAAGCACCGGCGTTATCCCTTTTATGAAAGTGGTTGACGCAGAGATGCTGGCTTTCTCACAAGGAGTAACTAGGAGAGGTTCATATGCAGCTTATTTACACATTTCTCATCCCGAGATTGAGGAGTTTCTCGATGTACGCAAGCCTACTGGCGGCGATATCAATAGAAAGTCTACCAATCTTCATCATGCTGTGGTCATTCCTGATAGCTTTATGAAGCTAATCGCGCAAGCGACACAAGAGCCCGGATTTGATGATAGCTGGGATTTGGTTGACCCTCATAGTGGGGAAGTAACGAATACTGTTGCTGCAAAAGCACTCTGGGTGAAGCTCATTCAGAACCGTGTAGAAACTGGCGAACCTTACATTATGTTTGAAGACGCAGTAAATAATGACTTGCCCGAGTTTCAAAGAAACTTAGGCTTGCGTGTTCACCACTCTAACCTGTGTTCAGAGATTACTCTGCCTACAAACGAAGAAAGAACGGCAGTATGTTGTCTTTCTAGTGTGAATTTGGAAGAGTATGAAAGCTGGAAGAATATTCCCGAGTTCATTCCCGACTTAGTTCGTATGCTAGATAATGTACTAGAATTCTTCATTCAGCACGCACCTTCTTCTCTTGAAAAAGCGAAGTTTAGTGCAATGAGAGAGCGTTCAATTGGTCTTGGAGCGATGGGTTTTCATGCCTATCTTCAGCGACACAATATTGCTTTTGAAAGTGCGATGGCAAAGAGTGCTAATATGAGAATGTTTTCTCAAATCAAGACGGAAGCTGTAGCGGCTACAGAACAGCTTGCAAAGGAAAGGGGCCCTTGCCCCGATGATGCAAGCGGTCGAGTGCGTAACGCTCATCTTCTTGCTATCGCCCCAAATGCTAGTAGTAGTATTATTTGTGGAAACACGAGTCCGAGCATCGAGCCTTATCGTGCGAATGCTTTCACTCAGAAAACAAAGTCTGGTACAAGTCTTCTGAAAAACGAATACTTGGAGCATGTTCTTGACGAGCTAGGAATGGATACAGACGAAGTGTGGAAAGATATTATGACACATGGAGGCAGCGTTCAGCATCTTGACTTTCTCGATACTTGGACGAAAGATGTATTCAAAACAGCCGTTGAACTTGACCAGCGCTGGGTTGTAGAGTTTGCAGCAGACCGACAGCAGCATATTTGCCAGTCACAATCTGTAAACTTATTCTTTCCCGCAGATGTAAGTAAGCAGGAACTACACAATGTTCATATGCTTGCTTGGCGACGTGGTATGAAAACATTGTACTATGCAAGAAGTGAAGCATACAAACGTGCAGAAGTTGTGTCTGACGAGAAACTAAGAGATTTTATATTTGACGACGAAGATTCGTGTCTAGCTTGTGAGGGGTAGTTTATGGTTACAGATGAAAGAAATTATTACAAACCGTTTCAGTATAACTGGGCGTATGAAGCGTATAAGACGCAACAGCATCTTCATTGGATGCCAGAAGAAGTCCCGATGGCAGACGACCTTAAAGATTATCGTTCTTTGGATGATAGTAGTAAGCGTTTGCTTGGACATATCTTTCGTTTTTTCACGCAAAGTGATGTAGACGTTTGCTGTGGATATGCGAAGCATTATCTGCCTACGTTTAAAGCTCCTGAAGTACGAATGATGTTGTCTGCATTTGCAGCAATGGAAGCCGTTCATCAGGACGCATATTCTACTCTTCTAGAAACTCTTGGGTTTCCTGAAGAAGAGTATCAAATGTTTATGGAAGTCCAAGAGATGTCCGATAAACATGAATACTTGACTAACTTTAATATGAACACTAAAAAAGATATTGCTAAAACACTAGCAGTATACAGTGGCTTTACGGAAGGAGTACAATTGTTTAGTAGTTTTGCTATTCTATTGAACTTTCCGCGTCACAATCTTATGAAGAATATGGGCCAGATTGTTACTTGGTCAATTCGAGATGAGAGCTTACACGTTGAAGGAATGTCAAAACTTTTCAGAACTTATATTCAAGAGAACCCTGAAATATGGAACGATGAATTAAAGTATGAAATTTACTGTGCCGCCGAGAGAGTGGTAGAGTTAGAGGACGCATTTATTGATGTTGCTTTTGGAAGTGCTGAAGTGAAAGACTTAAAGGCTCCCGAAGTAAAAGCATACATTCGGTATATTGCCGACAAAAGACTTATGGGTCTAGGAATGAAGAAGATTTTCAATTCTGAAAGTAATCCACTTCCTTGGTTAGACTATATGATAAACGCAGTAGAACATACGAACTTTTTCGAAAATCGTTCTACAGAATACGCTAGAGCCAGTACTACTGGTAACTGGCAAGACATTTTTAAATAGGAAATATAATGACTGATATTCAAGAAAAACCCACTCTGGTATTTAATGAACAGACTTACGTTATTGAAGATTTATCAGATAATGCAAAATATTTGGTAGGACAAATTCAGGACTTAATGCAGCAGAAAACAGCTACTCAAGCACGACTTGATCAAGTTGAAGTTGCTCGCAGAGGTTTCGAAGGACTACTTCAGACAGAACTAGAAAAAACTCCAGAAGTGGGAGAGTAATAAAAAGGGGCTATATGCCCCTTTTTTATGACCCCCAGGGAAATACTTCGTGAGTGGTATAATTAGGGAAAAGTCTATCATTAGCTTGTTGCATGGCTACAGCCTTTGTACTAGCCAGCTCTTCGTCAGATATCCAGCCCCAAACAGTTTCTTCTGTAAGCTCCTCCCAAAGAATATAGTTATCTGTATTATCAGTGTTTAGTTCCGCTGTAAATGCGCTACTAACTTTTTTTCCTTCGTGCTCAAAGTTATAAACATATTGAACCGCATACGCAAAGTTATCTGGGTATGTCTCATGGTTAGTATATGTTAAAATATGTAAAATTTTTGTTTCTGTCGGTTCCATAAAATTATCCTATTAAACAAACCCGTAATAAATACCAATTTCTCGATAAATATCTGGTTGACTTGTTGCAGTTTCTCTAGTCCTAAAAATTAAGGGTGAAGATGCACTCGTATTTGAAATTACAGCTTCTTCCATTAAAATTCTAAAAGAGAGTTGAAAATTTCTTCCTCCGAATACACTATCCATAGGATTAGTCATGAGGGAGTTCAAAAGGTTTCTTTCAACATTATCATTGTAAAAACGTATATTGCCAACACTCCAGTAGTTGGTAAAATTCGCTCCAGAGCCCCCATTAGTATTAAATCTGTTCAAGGTCCTTGGATTGACTAAAGATCCATTAATCCAGCCCGAGCCAGGAGGTTGGACTGACATTGTAATCTTCCCGCCTGTATACGCACTTTTATACTGAATAGTAAATATTGCAAATCTACCCTGGAGGACACTTAGATTGCTTGGACCTAAGTTATTTCCATCATAACCATACCCCAGGGTAGGAATAGTACCTCCAGTAGCCGAACTAGAAACTGTAGCAGTAACAAAACCAAAATCACTTAGTAACTCAACAGCCATATCTCCATTACTAAAAGTTGTTATAAATCGATTACTAAAAGAATCTTCATCGTAGCCATACCGTGTTTTACTATAAAAATCACTCATACTAAGATTAGTATCTTGAGGCATTCCAGGAGTAGAGTCACTGTCTAATGGATGTCCTATCCACCATCTCATACTTACATTACTTTGAGTCTTAACTCCTTCATAAACCGGACCATTCATCTCGGTAAAAATTTCACTAAAAGATAACGAAGACCCTGAAGCTTTTATTGTCATTGTTTTTTCTCCACAATCTCATTCAAGTCTTTGATCGCTTCAATAAGTAGAGCACTAATTCTGTCATATTTAACGGCTAAAGTTCCATCAGGTCTCTCTACCACTAGTTCGGGCAAAACTTTTTTAAGTTCTTGTGCTATAACCCCTACATCTTTTTTCCTCATAAAATAAGGATCTTCTCCCCCATGCTCAACCATGTACTCATCCGTCCAATCAAACGTTATTCCAGAGAGTGATTTTACTTTTTCTATGCTGTTGGTTATAGGAAGGATATTTTCTTTAAATCTTGAGTCTGAAGAGTAGAAAGCAGTAATATCCCCTGTTGCTCTAATAGACCCAGCTCCTCCGGTCGCGATGACCCCAACACCCAAAGAATTAACTTGTGCGTTAGAATTAGTTGAAAAGCCTCCTGTAGCTCCTTGAGCACCTTGAGCACCTTGAGCACCTTGAGGTCCAGCACCACCTCCAGCACCTTGAGTACCTTGAGCACCTTTAGTACCTGTAGCACCTTGAGTACCTTGAGCACCTTGAGTACCTTGAGCACCTTGAGTACCTTGAGCACCTTTAGTACCTGTAGCACCTTTAGAACCTTGAGTACCTTGAGCACCTTTAGAACCTGTAGCACCTTTAGAACCTGTAGCACCTTTAGAACCTGTAGCACCTTTAGAACCTGTAGCACCTTTAGAACCTGTAGCACCTTGAGAACCTGTAGCACCTTTAGAACCTGTAGCACCTTTAGAACCTGTAGCACCTTTAGAACCTGTAGCACCTTTAGAACCTGTAGCACCTTGAGAACCTGTAGCACCTTGAGAACCTGTAGCACCTTTAGAACCTGTAGCACCTTTAGAACCTGTAGCACCTTTAGAACCTGTAGCACCTTGAGTACCTTGAGCACCTCCAGCACCTTGAGCACCTTTAGAACCTGTAGCACCTTGAGCACCTTTAGCACCTTGAGTACCTTGAGCACCTTGAGGACCTGGTTGAGAAGCTGCATAGGCTTCTGTAGCTAGAGCACTCCCCGCAACTTCTAGCTTACCTGACCCTATACTTAAAGTAGTACCGCCCATAACTAAACTAGTACCGCTTAAATATAAGTCTCTGAACTGAAAGGTAGGGCTACCTAGGTCAAAACCAGTGGTTCCGTCTGAGTTTACGTTCGGAATAATACTAGCCCCTACATTAATAGAACCACCGAACTCTGCTATTCGAACCTCGCCACCGGCATCCACTTCAATGCTAGGTATTCCAGATCCATCCGCAACAGAGAAGATTGTTCCTGTTAAATCATTTGAAATTGAAAAGAGCTGACCTGCGCTGCCTTCGAAACTTAAAGTAGACGTTGTACCATCGTCGACTGTGGATAACGTAATAGGATCGCCACTCGTTGCCCCGCTTGAGAATACTATCTTAGGGTCGGCAGCAGCGCTCGTATTTGGGGTAATAAGTATGTCTTTATCTGAATCTGCCATTATTTTTCTCTGGTGCTAGGAAACAAGTTTCCAAAGATTGTATTATAAATTAAAAAGACCAAACTGTCAAGAGTTAAATTTTTCATGTTTTATCCTGGATTGACCGTATCAATATTGCAATCTATAAAGTATATTTCATTATTTACAACTTCGTATTCGCAATCAGCAACTTCTGGCCAGACTTCTTTTACTTTTGCGATTACATCTTCTGGATTCGTATAGTTAAAACCTTGACTATGATGTATACACCACACAATATCCCAATATGCATCATCACTTGCTTTTAATGCTACTAATTCTCTCATGCTGCCCAAATCCTTAATTCTTCCGCACGATCTTGAACAGATCCAGCACATTTATGATTGATTGCAGGACCGCCTTCGCAGCTGGCATACCAACTCTGCACACAACTTTGTTCATAGTAATTACTCCAGCCACCAACAGCACCAGAACAACCTAAGCCGCTTGTACTAGTAATCCAGCCTGTCCAAGCTCCGTCAGGTCCCCACTTTCTTTTAAATCGTTGTCCCGCTGACCTATCCCCAGATTGCCAGTTATCTGGAAACTCAAATTCATTGTACTGAGCGCTACGACCTGTTCCTGAAATCACACCAGTTGCCCAAACTGTACCGGGGAATTCAACACTAGAATGAAACCATTGAGTTCGTGTTTGTTTAATTCCATTATTTAAAACTGTACGAATATCATCATCAGCAAATTTATGTTGAGATGTGTCGGTTTCCAAAGGCACTGTTCCTCCGGGTGTGCGATTTGAAGTATTTACTGCAGCATTCACATAAGGAGACGTGGCTCTCGGAAAAGCTGTGAATACGAGATGCCAACCTACATCCGTATCTGTAGTAATATCACAGTACACAAGAAAGCGTTCAGATGAGTCATTTTTTCCTTTCGGATGAATCATCACAGTTCGATTTCCTGCCGCTGGCGATACTCTTTTTAGTTCAGTAGCATTTTTTACTCTTGTTCCTGTAAAACATCCCATTATAAGTACCTCCTAAACGTACTTGCTTTTCGAAGCATTATAATTCTGTTTGACTTCGCCTGCTGTTAGTGCTCGCTCGTAAACTCTGGCTGTGGCGATTTTGCCGTCCCAAGCTGTGGTACTACCGCCTCGCCTTCCTATTTCTCTGGGTGTCGCTCCTGCGGATAAAGTATCAACAGAGCCTGTACTAACGGAACTCGTTTCTACTCCATTAAGATATACTTTAGCAGTAGATCCTGTCCAAGTATACGCTACGTGATACCAACTACCTGCAGTAATATCACCAGCGGATAGTGTAGTTGCTCCAGTGGTACTGCCTCCGCTACCATCGAACCAGCCCACACCCGATTTTTGTAAGTCTAATCCAAAAAATATGCCTCCATTAAAATTATATAACGCCATCCATTGACTACTTTCTTGAACATATAGTTGATGATACTGGCCGGAAGGAGGAATAGTGTCCGGATAACACCAAAACTCCCAGCTACCAGAAGTCTTTCCCGACATAAAATTCGAAGCCAATCCTAAATAACTACTGCTTCCATCAAACTCAAAAGTATTTAGATCGGTTGCATCGTAGGTTAAACTATTCGCTGTAATAGTATGACCACCAGCTATGTCAATAATAGCTTGACTGGTTGAACGACTGTCCGTTACGCCGGTGCTCGTAGAGTAGAGAAACTTGCTGGGAGTATTCCCTACTTCAAGTTGAAAGTTTGCAACTTTAGTGACTCCTCTGGTGGTATAGTGTCCATAATTGTATTGACTCCATGTAGCATTTAATCCTCTATTTGCGCTAACGGTAAAAATTGCATATAGTCTTTGCCAAGTATGGGTTTTAGTATTAAATGCGGTAGTGGTTGCTGTGTTTGACAAACCATCATGAAAACCGTTTCCTGTGTTTGTTGCATTTTGTCCGTATAATCCACAGCGTGCAGACTTGCCTGTGTTGGTAGTCCACTGGTCCCACGAGATAACATAATTACTTCCAGTAGTTAGTCCCAGCTTCGTAGGTGTATTGATAGTAGCATCAAAACCAAATCCCGCATACATCCATGATCCATTGCCAATATCTCTCATTGTAGAAACTGGATATCCAAGCTCTTCATCAAAGGTCCAGATGCCGTGATATGTGTTTGTCCAATCAGTCACGCCAGTATTGATATGACTAGTAAGTTCAGTCCCACTGTGACTAAACACTCTTATAGCATCTTGGTGTCTCAAGTCCCAAGTGCCGAGAGCGGTGGCTGAATAAGTATTTCCTTGAAGTGGATTTGCTCCAAATCTTTCTGGATTAGCATTATGTGCATAGTTTGTCGTGGGCTTGCCCTTAAAACTTCTGTCACTGGACATATCATACATGAAAGTGAGTCCGGAAGTAACAATACTATTTTTAATAGCCATTATGCTCTACCTCTGAGTACATTATATACTTTCATAATATCAGCATCATTGAGAGCTGTTTGCCAGATAGCAACAAATCCTATGTCTCCCGTAAAGTAAGCTGTTCCTCCACCTGCTAGATCTCTGCCTATACTTAGAGGCCAATCATTTAACCCATTACCCACAGTAGTTGCAGTATCACTACCAGACAATTTTCCATTAATATATTGTCTGACTCGGTATACGCCTGTTGACCCACTGCCAGCATCGCCTGTGCGAGCCGCATAAGGAACAACCATTGTCACATTTACCCAATCATTCACTGCTGTAGCACCCACTGAATTAGTTGCTGCGTATACATAAGACCTTACGTTTGTTCCATCGTACCAAATGCCATATTCGGGTCCGGCATTATCGGTAATAATAGCTTTGTTTACTCCACCTTGATTTGAAGTTGGGCGAAACCAAACACTAACCGTAGACGCATCATTGTCAGCTGTAAAACTATTAGGTGTCGATGGATTTGATTGAGCAAAACTTGTTGAGCCATTAAAAGAAAACCAACCTCCGGTATCATAAGCCACGCTATTTAATGTAAAGTTATTGCCATATCCTGAAAGATCTGTCCAAGTGGTTCCAGAGCCTGAATAACTACTAGGATTTTTAGCGTCTACTAAACACCGAAGAAAGTGTGTAGGAATTTTTGAAGGGTATCCTATACTCATTCTTCTAATACTCCGGAGTTCAGGCGATCAAATTCCTCTTCGCATTCGGTAGAGCAGAAATTTTCTTCACATTCTTGATGACAATTTAAGCAGCTCATACATCATACTCTACAGTTAATTTCTCAATATCCTTACGTTCTGCAAACACATGATAGAAGAACTTTTCACTTCCGCCTACGGTGATAGTATTATTTTCGATACTTTCTACCCATACAGAACCTGGTCCAATCGCTGTAAGACTTACTGTAATTGTATCTTCATGTACAAGACCGAGCCAATAATCCGGAAGTTCGATGACTTGCTCTCCATCCATTCTTCCACGAACGTATACGCCGTTTTCCGGTCCTTCCAAAGATCCATAACGTAGTCTCATACCTTCTTTAGTGGGATGTTCAATATCGAAGGACTTTGAGGTTGCAGTTAATGTACCAGTAACATCAACATTACTATCAATAGTAACAGCGCCTTCAGTATTTCTAATTGTAAAATCGGGATTGCCAGAAGAACCATAACCAATCCACGCCTTCTCTGCACTTCCCCTTTGAAAAGAAATATATCCAACCTGATTTGTAGCATTGGAAGCATCTGAGTCGTTAATTATAAATGCTGGAGATGAATCTGATATACCTAAACCACCACTAAACGTTTTATTACCCGTGAATGTCTGAGTACCGGAAAGATGTGCTGTATCAGTATCGAGATAAGCGGAAGCAATTGCAGTACCGTTCCAAGTACCAGTAGCAATTGTACCTAAAGTTGTTACATTCGTTGAGCCTTGATAGCCGTCTTTAAGTCCATCAGGAGTGACAGCTCTTGTCGCATCTGTTCCAGTTGTTGTTTCGGCTGTAGTTGCTAACTCAACGATACCTTTTACCGTTGTTGATGCATTTGGTTCATCTCCTGTGTTAGTGCCACTGAGATTGCTGGCTGAAATAGCTCCTGCAAAGGTTGTGTTGTTTGAATTTCCTTCAAACGTGACTTGAGTTGTCCAAGCCGCATTATTATTTCTTCTTTGAAGAATTAAAGGAGTATCTCCGTTTGAATTATCGAAGGAAACTAGTCGATGTCCATAACCATCATTCACATCGGCAGTAAGAAATTCTATTCCTCTTCCATCAGTGCTTGGAGAAGCTTCACTGCCTCCCTTTGCAAGAATAATTGCTCCTGGTTGAGTGGCGTCAGGAGTAAGAGAGGTGGCTCCTCGTGTATAGATTGTGCCAGCAAATTTAGCCTGGTTTTCGTCTAAAGTAAGAACTGTAGTTGTTGGACTTGTTACTTCGTTTCCACTGACTTTAAAAACGTAAGAACCATAAGCACCCGTTCCTTCCGAATCAGTGTCTTCAATATAGTTAAACTCTGCGGTCGTATCCGTAACACCTATAGATAAAACTTGATTTGCATTTGATCCAGACCTTGATATATTTAAAGGAATAGTGCCACCGCTAGAATTAAAATTCTTTTGACCCGTAAACGTTTGCGTGGTTGTTAGATGAGCAGTGTCAGCATCAAGATAAGCAGAAGTAATAACACTACCATTCCAAATACCAGACGTAATAGTACCTACTTCTGTAATGTCTAATGCATTAATACTAGATTGTGTTTCGTCTCCAGTATTCGTGCCACTGAGATTGCTACCTGTAATGGGTCCAGCTGATATAATGCCGTGACTAAATTCAAATTTATCGCTGGTTGTGTTCCAAAGAATAGTAGCGTCTGTACTAGCATCTACAGCATCTTGAATTCGAATACCAGCTCCATTCGCTGCGGCTGAAGTATCTCCAGCTCCAAAGTTTAGAGTGATTTCTCCCTGTTCCACGTTTAGGTCTTCTACATTTACAGAAGTAGTTGCCCCCGTAACAAACAGATCTCCAGTGACTGTAACGTCTCCTGAGAAGGTTGCGTCGCCGGCGGAATCGATGCGCATGCGTTCTTCTGCTGATGTCCAGAACACCATTGAGCTGTCACTATGGTCGTAGCGAATCAATCCTTGGTTTGCTTCGGTCCCTGAAGTGCCATCGCCAAAGCGAATTGCGCCTGTGCCCGATGTAGAAGTTGCCAAAGCAAGAGTGGAATCAGCACTCGTTCCGTAAGCTCCAATTTGAAAGTCGTAGATTGGCGAACTCGTACCAATCCCCACGTTGCCGCCATATGGGTTTAACAATAGTGAATATGGAGTTGTGCCCGGCCCATTACTACGCTGAATATACGCGTGGCCACCAGACACCCCACCGAAGGTAGTAATTGTACTATCTGCCGCGTGGGTTTTTAGCTGTAATGTTGATTTTGTTGTTGTTTCGGCTAAACTTGTAGTATATTCTGATAAAGGATGCACTACATGAAGCCTGCTATTTGGAGAATTCGTGCCTATTCCAACGTTGCCACTCCCAGTAATAACCATTCTGTCAAAAGTTTCACCTTTTGCGACATTACCAGAAGTCTCCGTAGCAAATGCGTCATACCCAGTTGCTGCGATTGTGAATGTAGTGGAGTTAGTCACCCCAGTAACTATGAAACTACCATTAAAATTTGTAGTGCCTTGAATAGCAACCTTATCACCGACTTCTACACCAAGACCCAAAGATGCGACGTGAACAACTGTAATGTCAGTTGTGTTCGCTGAAATGCTGGTGATAGCACTGTTTGACCGATCAGATACGGAAAATATTAAATCAGTTTCAAATTCTTCGCCCGGATCAACCGTATATGTTCTAATTCTGGCTTTATTAGAAGAATTACTGTCGGTATTAAAGAATAAAAGTGAACTTCCCCCAGAGCCAAAATCTCCTCTGTAGGTTTGAAGTGTTAACATATCTTTTGTCACCCCGCCACCCACAGAAGAATAGATGTGTAGGGGTGTTACTGGAGCATTTGTGCCGATACCCACGATTCCGCTCGGAAATATTGCAACGCCATCTGATCGAAAAGTGGCAATCGTGGTGTCATAGATATTATCCGCAGTCCAGTCTCCTCCACCGGAGACGAAATCAATACTATCTGATCCGTCATTATCTCTAGTTGCTAATACTAATTTTCCGTTAAGTCCACCTTGAATCAAAGTCCCAAATTGTGATCCGCTGGTAATGGTTTGTAGACCGTTAGTGGCACCAGCAGTGAAAGGACTTATAAGAAGTGTACTATTTTCGTTAGCTGAAATGCCTACTCTTAATAACTCTGTATTCGCAGCACCTTCTACGTCTAACAATGTCTGCGGTGCGTTTGTGCCGATACCGACATTGCCGTCAGAGGCTATAGTCAACTTAGTAGATAAAGCATTACTTTCATAGACACTGAAATCCATGTAAGAGTCGATATTAGCATCGTCAGCATCCCAAGTATTTCCCTCACGACCAACACGAATTCTGCCGGCTTGTGGCTTATGTGTACCACTATCTCTACTCAAACCGAAGTTTATAGCAACACTTTGAGTAGTACCAACACTAAAATTTTTATTAGAAATTAACAGCGGTTTAGAGTCGCCATTATTATCGTCTCTTACTTGGAGTTTGTAGTCTGCAAACATCGAGGATGTTTCGCCGATACCGACATTTTGAGCACTGTTGATCCTCATCACTTCGGTGCCGGTCAATGTTGTATTATTTGAGGTTGTCCAGAATCCAATACGAGTCGCTGCATTTTCTACACCGGACGAACCACCCAAATTAATAACATTGTCCGATAATTCAGATCTAGTTTGGACAAACGTAAACGGCTCTTCCGCATTTGTATAATGTGCGTTTTTTATTCTTCCTATTTTATTACTAGTATCTGTTTCAGTACTGGTTAAAGTAATCCCACCAGTGGCATCATTAGGCCCCAGAACTGTTAGTGTGGAAGGTGGCGAATCCGTACCAATACCCACGTTATTAGTACCACCGTCAATGAACAGCGTATTCGCGCTGCCAGTGGTCGCCACTCTAAAATTAGCCGTGGTTTGTCCGCTATTAAATACAGACTCAGAACCCGCTGAACCTGCGTCGCCAATGCCATCGCTAGTGATTAGACGAGTTGCCGTGACGCTGCCCGTGACATCAATGCCTGTGGCTGTGGTTTCAAACTTTCTAGAGCCAGAGTGATAAAGATTGACCGCTCCGCTTTCTACAGCGTAGATATAATTTTGAGTATTAGCGGTATTTGCAACCAGAAAGTCTGATGCGCTTTGAATGGTTAATCTTCCAGTTCCACTGTCTTTAATGTAGCTACTAATCCCATCATGATAAATCTGTAGGTCACTGTCAGTGCCGAAGATGGCTTTTTCATTATCAAGAAAGTTAAGGTCGCCACTAGCTAATCCGCCAGCTCCGGTTACTTCTATAATAGTATCCGGGGAAGTTCCATCATCTTTTTTAATATAAACTTTGCCATCATTTGTATTGATAGCAATTTCACCAAGTTCTAAAGATTCAAGAGAAGGGATAGCGCCCGGAGTGGCCGAGCGCTTTAATTTGATAGTTTGTGCCATGTGGCCTCCGATTGCCTGCGTATATACGCGAGGAGATTAAATTTTAGTAGGTTCCGCCGTCTATGGAGTTTGTCCATGTTGGAGTTCCTGAGCTATTTACACTCAGAATTTGTCCTACAAGATTTGTTCCGTCCCAAGTACCTGCTGGAGTAACCTGCAGAGCATTAGCAGCATTTCCATATACAATACCATTAGAAGTAAAAGTAGAAACTCCAGTACCACCATATTGAACAGCTAAATCAGTTGATAACTCTAAAGAGCCAAAAATAGCTTTACCTGTGGCACCTGACATAAGATTGCCAGTGTTGGTAGAGTTAGGAATAAAAGTAAAAGCTTCCTCACTATCATCAAATCCGAAAAAGCCTGTTTTAGCTGTACCGTCATGCCACTTAAACTCAATACCTCTATCTAAGTTATCTTCGGAGGCTTGGTCTCCGTCTCCGCCTACAGTAAAAATAGGATCGTCAATTGTTACAGTAGTAGAGTTAACGGTAGTAGTAGTTCCATTAACCGTGAGGTTGCCTGTAATAGTAACATTTTCCGCCAAACCTACACGAATAGTATTGTCTGCCGAGACTTCTGTAACTACTTCATTCGTAGTACCTACAACACTAAGACTTTCTGATAGAAGAGCAATAGCAGCGTCAAAGGTTCCAGCATTACTATCGGCTAAAAAGTTAAGAGTAGTGGCAATAGTTGTTTCGCTGGCAGCACTAATCCTTCCTTTCGCATCTACAGTAAAACTCGGGATAGCGGTGCTGGACCCATAAGTTGCTGCCGATACTCCGGTATCTGTAAGAGAAAATTCTAAATTAATATCACTTTGTGTGAGTAGTATAGAAGATGCTAATCCATCTGCTCCTGCAGCATAAGTAGACACACCTCCAGCACCAGTAATCTCTACAGAAGCTGCTTCGATTAAGTTAGTATAATATTCACCACCTACTATTTTAGGGTTATTTGTTGGAGAGTTAGGATCACCGATAAATAGCTTTTTGCCGTAGCCTCCTGTGTTAGACCCAGCAGTATCATAGGCATAAACTAGCTCGCCTTGTCCAACACTCGCAGGTTTTGTACTACCTGTAGTACGTTTAATTTGTATAGTATTTGCCATTTTTACTTACTCCTAGTAAGAGCCTGCGTCTAAGTTATCTGAAGTTTCTGATTCGTTACTCACAATTATGGGCACCCAATCGAATACTCCGACGCTAGTTTCTCGATAAACTTTAAGCTGATCGTCATTTGTATCATACCAAAGATCACCTTCTTGAACATTAGGTCCAGTAGGCTCTTCGTCCGTTCGATAGCTTTGGTCTGCTAATTGTTCCAAAGCTGTCTGTAAATCTGTTGCTGTTAATGGACCATATGGAGTTACTTGCACAACACCACCGACTAAACCACTTGAGTTTGCTATTTCCAAACTATCCATAAGAATTTTATTATTTTGATTGTCTAAAGTAATAGCCATTAGAAGTTCACCTCTGTATATTGTACTTCGGCAGCCCACTTCGTTGGATTAGTAGTTGCTGCGGTTACTTCTAACTTTAAAGAATCATTCACATCGTCTGCAGTAATACTAACATCAAAGGCTGCGTTATCTTTGCCCAGTATAGTTTTTCCTACACTCCCGATAATTTGTGTAGTTGTTAAATCTTTCTTTAACGCTCCATATAATTGAAAGGCACAAGCTTCGCCCGTGGTATTATCTCTTCCTATAATTAAGGCATCGAAGGATAGTACTCCTTCGTCAACTATAAAATATCTAGAATTAAGTATTCCACCTTCGAATATTTCAGTAGGAGATGTGGAAGTAGTTTCTCCTGAGTATAAGATCTTGCCTGCGGCGGAAACAACTATAGCAGAACTTCCAGCATAATTCGCAGTTCTAGTAACATCGGCCTTTACTCTTAATTTACCTATTAATAGAGTACTAATAACTCCAGTACTCGATACTTCCTGTAAATCGTAATTATAAGTGGCTGGAACTAAAGAGTCAGTCATACCAGAAGGAATCGACATTACTACCTTACCAAGAGGGGCATTAACTCCTGAAACCGCTATAGGGCCATACTGTAGTTCTGCACCGGGGTCTGTTAAGTCCACAGAGGACTTGAGCGTAAACCAGTACTGGTTTCCGGTAATATCTATAATCGCCCCAGTTGAATCTTGCATAAGAAACTCAAGATTCCAAGTATCACCACGAGCTTGAGCAGTTAAATCTTGTTGAATATATGACATTAAAATGCTCCTTCTACGTCTAGCGACGAAACTTCTACTGATACTACTTCTATGGTTGCTACGGGCACTGTTTCTATAATATCTACATTTAGCTGTCCTTCATCAAGAGTTAGTGTCTCATTAATATAATTATTAATTCCGAAAGTTCCTCTAAACCCTCTTGTTGCTATAGATAACCTTCTCTGTGCTGTCATTATGGATTCACAAAAGGCGTAGCACCTTCATCATAGTTTCGGTCTGCAATCTGAAAGAGTGATATAGAAGTATCCAGACTTGAAGATAAAGTTATATCAGTTTTAAAATAATTATATTCTACATTTACGGCAATTATTCTTACTCCCCCTGCCTGCGTAGTAGTATTATAATTAAAAACTGCTTGATATTTTGTATTTCCTCCTGCATCTGTATAACTTGTAACAGTATCAAAAGTACTTGATGTGGGAGGAGACCCAGATAACTCTACGCCTGCTAATTCTGTGTATGTTGTTGGATCATTTATATCTGTATATGAGTATACCCGAACTTCAGAATCTACTACTATATTATCAATAGTAAGTGTTTTAGAACTAACAATAGTCGTGGAAGCTCCTGTCCCATTACGAATAGTATAATTGGCTGAATTTCCTCCAGAAACAGTAAGCGTAAGAGACCCTCCAGTATTATTATAAATTGCAGCAGAATTACTTGCATTTGCTCCATAACCTGAAAATTCTATATTAGTTAAGGTTGCGGCAGAACCAGAAGTAAATTCAATTGCATGACCGCTACCCTCTTGTTTAAAAGTAACATCATGAATTCCGCTAGTAATTCCGAAAGTAGCGTCATCTATCACTGCTACCTGAGTGGCTGTTCGGGTTCTAATCTCACAGTTTTTAATTTCACTTCCGCCTTGAGTAATATTTGCTGTATCTAAAACTCCCCCATCGAATGTGCAGGTTGACGTAAAATCTACTGTTCTCATACCTAGTAACGTGCAGTTGGTTATAGTAGCGGAGCCACTGGTTCCTGTAAAAATTAAGTCGGGTCTTGTAACTGCTCCGGTAGGATTACCTGCCCCTACTGTAGAACCTGTTAGAGAATAAGTAGTAGAGGCGTTACCTAAATTAATCGTTTGTCCCATAAAATCAGTTGTAACCAAAGGTTGATTTGGGAAAATTACAGTGATATTTGAATCACTATACGTAGTGGCTACTGGAGTTGCTGCCGCGGCATCTGAAGCGCCAATTATCAACCTAGCTTGACAGAAATAAATACCAGACTTTTCTTGAAGAACTCCTTTCAGCCCCGTTGAAGTATTTTGTTCGGCAGTAAGAACTTGACCAATGTTAGAAGTACCTGTCAGAGAATATCCAGCAGTACCGTAAAAAGATGCATCTGCTTGTACGTTCTTCAAGTTACCTGCAGTATTTCCCATAACAGCATAAATACCCACACCATTTACTGCTGTTAAGGTTGGGGTATTTGTTACTGCACCATCAGCTGTTCTCGTTACATCAACCCATACAGGTATAAAACCCCCTTGAGTTAAAGGAAATTGAGCGGAAGGTACATCATGATATGCGTCTTGATTATTGCCGCTTGTAATAACAACTTGATAATTAGTAACAAGAGACCAAGTAATGGATCCCATCCATAAAACTAAGTGAGTACCTGTAGCACTTAAATTTGCCGACCCGCCAGCTCCTGTACTTACTGTCCATCCTAGAGAATTATTATCGATACGTCGCGATACAGCTTGGTCTCCTTGAAGAAATAGATCCTCATCAGTACCTGCACCCTGACCACCACCAATATTGGAAATGGAAACTGTATCAGTAGTGTCAACAGTATTATAAGTAGCTAAAAGATTTGTAGCGGTCATTTTACTCTCTAGTTATCGAAGTGCTTCCTGCACCAACTTCGCTCTGGGTAATAGTTAATGTAATACCCCCTGCGGTAATGGAAGTATCCGTAATAACTTGGTCTCCTGACAACCCTAAAATTTTCCAAATCTCTTCTAGTCTAGTTGTGGTGGTTGTGCCCCCAACAATAGCGGTTTCCGTAATGTTCGATCGTGTAAGTGTAACAGAAACACTAGGTATTGGATTTACTGGGTTTTGTCCAGGTTCACGAGTGTATAAATTTCCTACAATATCTAAAATATAACCAGAGCTACCATTAGGCCCTGGCACCCATGGCTGTAATCTCCACCCATTTTCTAAAAAATAAGTGTCTCCAATAAAAGTTTCAGAAGTAATAGGGTCACCTCCTATAACAGAAATTGCTATAGGCCACGAAGAATTGTCTCTAGTTCGCGCCCATTCTTTCCAGTTAGAGTATATATCTCGTTTAACATTTATAGATATTTCTTGTGGGTTAACAAGAATTAACCTATTTGGGGCGTCAAAAGTAACTTTTTGAGGTCCATAGTAACCTAAAGCCTGGTTTCTATCCCAAAAATCATAGTGACCATAGTTGAAATGAATAGATGGCATTACTGTTGTTTAATCTCTTTCCACTCGACAACAAACATCGCTCGTGGATCTTGATACGCAGGTATCTGTTCGTGTGCGTAGAAACTTACGATGTAATCAGGTCCAATATATCCATAGAGTTCTGCATCAGTGCCTGTGTAAGTACCTGTACTCGTTACAGGAGTAGTCCAAGTGGAATCTGCATACAACACACCAGTATTTCTACCTGTAATAAACAAGTAAACGTCATTTGTAGAAAGTGTCATACCCTCAAAACCATCAGACTTAGTAGTGCCGTCATTGTTTCTTGCTTTGTATAGACCACCGCCGGGATTTGGATTAAACGTTTTTGTGTATCGTTCTGGCAATGTGTGACGATCCGCCGTCAAAGTAATCGCCACGGGATTGGTCACAGTGATTGCTTCTCCGCCCGAGAAACTTCCTGAAGTAGAAAAGGGTCTGATTTCTACAGTAGTTGCATCTGTAATTGCATGGACATGATTTCCCGCAGGAATGTTTGTGCCTGTAATAGAAGCACCTAATAGAAACCCAGCGGTAGATGCCACTTTAACTGTCTGACTATTACCAGCGTCTGCTAATGCAGTTGTGTTTATTACTGTTGAAGGTGTAATAGTTGTTAACGGTTCTCCAATGGTTCCACCGTCATCTGATGCTTGTTTCCACGTACCATTCTGCAATCCGGTAACAGTATCCGTAAGTAATTTTTCACTTCTACCAATAGACATATCTTCAAAAAGTCGTGTCGCATCAGAGCCAACTGATGATTCGTAGTTAATTCCAGCAGTCGAAATTCGCATATTAGTGCCTGGAATATCTGACCAAACATGATTATGGTGAACCGTATTAAGAGATGCTCTCCAGTGAACGATTGCTTCTCTGTTTAGACCTCTATCGGCATTGGTACCTGCGCCATCGATGTTAGCATCATAAGAGATGTTCGTAATCTTGGTAGGAACAATAATAGAATGGTTGGTGGATATTCCGTTATCTGCGAGAGGTTGAATGCCTATAGAGAACAAGTATTGAAAATCAGATCCATCTACTGCTTGGTGCCCTGTCGAGTAAGTTTTTGGACTTCCTAATTGTTGTATATTAATATCCGTTTCTGTCCAAACTGCTTGACTGAACTCACGAACGAATACTTCGGTATCATTGATTGCTGTTGGTATAGGTGTCAATGCACTCCAATATGGGTTTGCGTCTAACTCCGCTTGCTGATATCCGTAAACTGCGGTACAACAAGGTAAAGAAATCGTCTGGTTCATAGGAAGAACATTACGGTTATCGTGATAGTATTCGTGCATAACTACACGTTCACCATTGTGGAAAGTTCCAAAACGAACCCTTCCAGCACCATGCCATTGATGATCAATCCAATATTGATTGTTCTTTGCAAGATCTAATAACATGCCGCTTGGATTCAATGCGCCTTTACCACCATTAACTAAATCTTTGTTGAACGTTTCAATGCCCAGAGCAGTTGCAGTTGTGGCATCAGAACATGCGACGAACGTATCTACCTTTGATCCACTATTAGAGTTTCTTCGTTCTAGATAGAGTACTCCATCAGGACCAACATGAAACATAAATCCGTTCTTCGAATCAAAAACACCAAAGCGTCTACTTGCTCCATTACCAACGGGAGCATTAACTGTTCCAGCACCGCTGAATAAACAAGTACCCATGAATAGGTGAGAAGATCCTGCCACATATGGGTGATATGTTGTTGCTGTTGCCGTAGCGATATCAGAGGGATTTTTAACTTTTACGTCTACATAACGCCCAGTTTCATTAAAGGTTACAGAGGATGTCTCACTACCGTAAACTCCACTAGCACCTGCTTGATCCGCTACTCTAGAAAAATTATTATCAAGAACTTCCTGAGCAGAAAATACATAGTCACCTAAGAGGGTTGCACCAGATGTTCGCAACTTACCCCATGCGTCTAACTGTGGTTGCCCTTCTGCGAATCGTACATTAGCAGATCCCAGAACGTCAATATCAAGACCATATTCTGGGTTATCAAAACCCATAATGTTTTGAGTAGGAATGTAAACATCATATGCGGTAACAACTTGCCCAACAGTAACACCATCTATTGAAATAAGAGCATCGGCAGCAGGCACAGTATTTTCAAACTTAGCAGTTTTGTTGTAGTGAACTGCCAGAATACCTGTTCCGTTTTTTCTAT